TTAATTATCCTTACATAATCGTTTCAACGCTTCCAAATCTTTCCGTTTCGGCTCGTCCGCATTCCTGGTAGAGTCTATCAATGTCATATCATCAATTACCGTACTCCATTGCTTGCCGGTTGCCGGACTTGTATAAGATACTCTATAATGCCCGTATCCGGAAAACTGGAAGTTAAAATTTGAAAGCTGTGTTTTTGTTCTCATGTCTTTAAAATTTTATATTAGTGTAATTGTTAAAAAACTCCGTAGCGGTTACTATCGCGTCATCCAGATTTTCATAACTCCATGAAATGCACTCCGAATCGGACGGTTTCCCGGTGCAAACATTATAGTTTAACCGTTTTTCCTTCTTCCAGCCTTGAAACCTTCTTTTCATAGTCTGAAATAATTTCCGCGCGTTTAACCTCGTATGCCCTGCGCGATTCTGCTTTCTTGCGCGCCTGTATTGCTTCAGGTGTATAATAACCTGATTCTATTCTTTCGTTAAATTCGGCGGCTTCTTCATCTGTGAAAGCCTCTATGTGTTTGCGCTCCTTGTCGTATTCGTAAGGGTTTACCCACTCATTACCCGTTAACGCTTCCAGTTCTTTAATAGCCGCTTTCGCTTCTTCGTTCCATCTGCTAACAACTCCAATCGAATAAAGCAAGTATTTGAAGTGATTTTCATCATATGCATTATGTAGCACGTTATATTCTTCTTCTGTTACGCGTAAATAGTCAATAACAGTTTCTTTGCTGCTGTTCTTCATGTGATAGTAACCGTTTTCAACCGCATAAAGAGGCGCGCCGTAACAGTCGGACAAATGAAGGGCTACGAACTTTGAAAATTCCGGGAAATGCTTTGATATCTCATTGTGGCAGCAACCGCCAGAGCACCAAACGAAACGCCCGTTTTGCCTCTTTCCGTATATGTCCGCCGTTATACTCCAATGGCATACGCCGTTCTTGCATTCGTCTGTAAGTTGTATTTTCACGTCAATTCTGTAAGTAGTTCCGTTTTCTACGTAGTTTTTCGATGCTGTATAAGAAAGTATATTTGTCTTCATAACATTGTTTTTTTAGTGTGAATAAATGGTTTTGATAGAGTGGTACTTGTTATCCCTATTATTATCCTATGATATAAGGTTCTTTCATGGGAATATATTCCATTCCGTTAAGCTGGTAGATAGGGAGAAAAATTCTAACCCAGCCGTTACCGGCATCGTAAAACCCTTTGAAAACAAAATCACAAGGAGAAGCACTATTAATTATATTAAGCTCTCTATATCCAAAAACGTTACTTTCTCCGTTCTTCTTGATGAACTTCTTTAACCAGTTCAACCCCTGTATGCCTTGTTCCTCCGTCAACGGAATACCGTAACCATCTCCGATACTTTCTAACCAAGCGTAATCTATAACATCCTTTTGTTGTCTGTTGGAACGGCTTTTCAGCAACTGTATTTGTCTCTTAGTGATTACACCAGCTTCTTTAATCTCTGAAAAGATACTTTCTAATGTCTTCATAACTGTAATATTTAAATGTTTATAATTCAACTTTATTACAGCGTCTAAATTTTATAAGCGGATAATTTGGAAGTTTAAACCAAGATAAGTACCTTTGCCTTTCCTGTTGGGGGGGGGTACTTATCTAAGTTATTCCCTTCTTTGAACCTGTTAGCATTCCCAGTGTTAGCAGGTTCTTTTATATCTCATCATATAAACAACGCTTATAAGATTAAAGGCTTTATGTTTACCTCTTTCTTACATTACAAATATACGAATTATATTTGGAACGGCAAAGAAAATAGCAAAATATTTCAATAAAATAAGTATGTTTTATAGCATTAAATATAACGTTATAATACACTGATTTACAGCAATATACAAACATAATAATACACATATACAAATGTAAGTATATAATACTAAATAATAGGGTATATAGGGACATTATAGCATACGAACGTATAAGTATATAATAACTGGATCAACAAGCATAGCCTTATAATAGATTTTATCTATTGCTGATAATTAATTTATAGATATTATTTATAACAGGGATACGGGGGTATAGAGAGATTTGAAATATATGCATAACTGATTGATTAATAGGTGATTATATTGTTATGTTGTAGTTGTAGATTAATGATATTGTGGTATTTGGTTGACAATCAATGAATTACGTCTATTTTGGAGCTTTTGTGATATTCGGGAAATTATCCTCTTTTGTAATGATATTACAACTTTATATTATAGCAATAATATAAACTATAACATATTGATAATCAATAACACACCATGCATACCCACGTAGAAAGCACCCCACCCCACCCCTATTATATGTAAGAATATCGGATGTAATCACCACCCCTAAAAATTTTTATTTTCCCCCATTTTTCGTCCAATTTCCCACATTTGTAACGATGTTTTACCCTCCAAAAAAGCCGTATTTTTTCAATAACTCCCGTTATTCTCTAAAAAATCACCTATTTTCTAAATTTTACCCCTATTTTTTTAGAAAATTACTTGTTTTATTATCAAGTAGTTGTATATTTGCATAATGATGATAAAGAACATATATATATATTTTTAACCCTCAAAAGAGAGAAGAGAAGATGTTATTTTTAAGAATGAGACCTAATCCCAGTTCCGTTATGTTCTTTATGGTATGCTTATAAAAACGTTATATAATAAATATGGATAGGAAGGATTTAAAGGATTACGTACTTGGATTATTATCCGAACATTGCGATGAATATGCGGCTACGTTCAGGGATATATCTTTGGTTACAAGCAATCCTGAGCGCACAGACAGATACGGCAGACGTCTTGAGGAGTTATTCAGGGAGGGTTATGGTGTCTTGACGAGGGATAACACCTCTCATTATAGCTCCTTGTATGTTTTTACAGGTAAGATTTATGAGTTCATGGATTACAATGTCCTGTATGATGCCGTAGACAGGTGGCTTGAGAAGATGGGTGTTGCAGCTCGTGACCGTACCAATAAGGCCATGTATGCCTATATGAACCGTATAATCAATGTTATCCGGGACCATGAGCTTCGTCCCGACCTTAGTATTATGTGCTTCACTAACTGTGTCGTTGACATGAACCGGTTAAAGACCTATCCCCACTCTCCCCGCTTTGATTGTGTGAAGATGTATCCGTTCAAGTATGACCGCAAGGAGATATTCAACTGTCCTATATGGAGAAGTTTCCTCGGAGAGAACTGGATGCCTACGGATGATATGGACGGTGTTCTTCCTGAGAAGCACAAGCGGAGAATATTACAGATGTTTCTTGGAGCCTGTCTTGTCAACAGACGTAATATAAGCTTTGAGTATTTCCTGATATTGCAAGGTACGGGAGCAAACGGGAAGAGTGTTATCTACCGGGTGCTTAAGGATATGTTCGGAGAGGACGAGATACTTAATATCAAGATGAGCCAGTTTGCCAGCAGAGGTGATGAACAGCTTCGTGCTGCGTATTCCATGTCCGGGAAGAGGCTTATGTACTGTACGGAGAGTAACCGAGGGGATTTTAAGGATATGAGCATCATAAAGGCTATCTCCAGCGGGGAACCTATTGCCTGCCGGGGAATAGGCGGCAATATAACGATGATGCAAAGACCGCCTATCATGCTGTGTAACTCTAACTACCGTTGGCAGCCAAAGGACTTTCTTAACCGGGAGGACCCGGATGATGAGAGTATGCAGAGACGGGCGCTCGTACTTAATTTCGACAAGACTATCCCCGTAGAGAAAAGGGATACCATGCTCGCGGAAAGGCTCAAATCGGAACATGCCGGCATAATGGCTTGGATAGTCAAAGGTCTTTGCGAGCTAAAGAAAAACAACTGGAGGATGCCGGAGAATCTCGGAGGAAAGATAGATATGAAGCTGGAGAGGATACGCTCTACGGTCATAGGACGGGACGGAAAGCTTGTGGACGGAAGTATATCGGAATACCTCAAATACAAGGAGTGCCAGCCCGAAGAATTTGAAGGAAGCGGCGTTATCAATTTCACATCATCGGAGATATACAAGAACTATGAACGATTCTGCAAGAAGAACGGGATCGTCCCTATGTCGCAAAGAAAGCTGGGTATCGACATGCTTTCTCTCGGATACGTGAGGGAAAAGGGATACAACAACTCTTATAATCTGTGGTGTGGGAACGAGGACATCGCGAACAATTTTATGAGACATGTACCCAACATTGCCGAAGAAGCGAAAACGAACCTGTTTGAGGGCTGGGAATATTCGGATGATGATTTCCTGAGTGATGATTTTGTTGAAGAATAGATTTGCAATAATAAATATAACACAAAAAGATTATGGATTTCGGAAAGACACAAGTCGGGAATATAACTATTCTCAAGTATAAGAAAGACGGCATTCCTTTTATCAAGGCATCAACGGTATGCGGTGATTTCTCCATTGAGTACAGCGCGGGAAGCATAATGTTTGTACTATTGGATAGCGTTCCGATAGAAGACAGGGTTGATAATCTGCCTATGCTAATGCTGCGAAACACCCAGTATGTGGGGAATTGTATTGACGCGAAGTTGCAGGTGGATGTGCTAAAGGCAGTCTGGGATGCCCTTGACCGCGCGGACGCCAAGCCGATTTCTGACGAGGAGGACGCCAAGATTATTGAGGAGGAAAGGCAGATGTATGAGATGAAAAAGGAAATGGAGGAAGCGTCTGATAAAGACAAAAACTGAACACAAACCTATGTATAAGGAAGAAGTAGCCGGGTGTCATTTCCCGGCTTTCTTTTTAGCGGCAAGGTACAAGGAGCAATTATTGCATGAAATTGGAAGATAAAAATGAGTGGTAGTATCTTCTTCTTTTATCTCGTCTTTCTTAATCTGCGTGATGTCTGCAATCATTTTAGTGAGGTCTATCCATTCTTTGCATCCCTCTTTGCCATCGTACTTTTTACGGGCGGCGATAAGCTTACGAAGCTGGTTTTCCTTTGAAAGCTCAGAAGCAATATCTTCATCACTAACACCTTCAACCAAAAACTCTTCCTCTTTCTCGCTCTCTTTCTGTCTACGATTTACACGCTTGTTTATAAAGGTGAGATAATCCATGAAGTCCTTATCCTGGGAAAGGAGGGCATTCATATTCTTCTTATTCATCTCTAAATTATACACAGGGTTATAAAGGCCGGAGATGAGATAGGCGTCCTTATCTTTCCATCCCAGCGCTAAAAGGTCTGCAAAAGCCTTTTCTTTTGCGCTGATCCCAAGCTTCCTACATTCGGTACCAAGTCCTTTGCTGAATGTAATTTTTTCCTCTTTACCTCTCAACATATTATTGTAACTTTTAATTATACAAATACAAAATAACAACAGCACCTTATATGCCACTGGCGCTGATAGTCGGATATAGGATGATACCCGACCATACTATCACAATAAGAGCATGGGTAGCTGCTCCCTCTATATGAATAAAAACCGATAGCTCCTTCTTTTTGTTTCTGAACTCCATTAAACCACATCCATGCGGACCCGATAGCATACCGGGTAAGGGTATTCAGTGAGTTATAAGAAGAGTTGGACTTCCCTACTCCATAACTTATTCCATTTGTATTAATGCGGGTTGCTGCGGATACCCCGGATTCTACGGCCTTTTTGAAATAGGAGCTATCATACGGAGATTTAATATTTTCCTTTATGCTGTCCTTTATTTTGTTTCGGCTTAGCCCGGCAATAAGCCCGGCGGCGACAGCAGCCTCTATCTCATACTTAAAGCGGTTGCAATAAATATCAATACGCTCCGAAAGCGTCTTTCCATGATCTTCCCTATTTATAAAAGCAATGATAGCCTCCCTTTCTTCTTTCCTGTCATAAACGGAAAGCGTTTCGGTATAGTCGTAAATCGCCTCTCGCAACTTTCCGATAACAACACCTACCTCCCTTTCGAGTTTTTCATTTGCGGAAAAGCGGAACATGGACGGTTTTATCTTATACTTCAAAGATATATCCACGATCTCGTTTGCGGCTTGCAAGAGAAGATCATCCAAATGCTTCTGCATGGATAATTCAGCCTTTAGCCGCTGCCTTATAAAATCTTTGGCTTCCTGTATCTGTTGTTGCGTGGGCTGTTTCATTGCTTATCATCTCCAGCCGGGTTGTGTTCGGGTTCCTCTTCTTCAGGAGTAGGTTGCGTGGTTTTGAGTTGATAAAGGATATCAGCCTGCTGCTCTTCCTTTTTCTCTCTCATTATCCTGTCCCAGTCGCGGGGATTGCTATACATTTGAATCTGCTCATTTGCGGTTTGACGTGATAAAAATCCGTTTTGCACACAAGTGGCAAGATTCTGCACAAGCTCCGATTCATTCAAATGAATATAGGGTTTTATCCAAGCATATACACTCAAGTTTTGCAGGTCTATAAGATTTTCCGTTTCCACTCCGTATCCATAGGTGAAAATCTTCACCATGTCGTCCACAAGGCGGTTATATTCTTGCGCATCCTTCATCGCATTCTCAAATGCCGGTGAATAAAGCAGCTTTATAGCCACACCCGGAAGGTCGCCGCTTCTTACCTCCGGAGGAATTACCGCAAACGACTGTTCATATATCAGCTTGTAAAGAGTGTCGAGCTGCTTCTCGAAAGCCGTAGATACATCCTGTTTATTAAGGTATCCGGCTTCATCGTCCGGTCCCATTGTAATACATTTTACAGTTCCGTCAACACCCCCATCTATATTTATATTTTCTCCCTTGAAATACATAATCGGGAACGCATAGGCTGTATTGTTTTGAGATAGCTGGGAGAAAGCGAGTTCGTATTGCTCTATACTGTCTTGCGAGGGAGACCAACAAGCTCCGGCATCGCATCTATGGTAAGCCACAGGGATAAACGTAAACCCATGCTCTTGCTGGGAGACGAGTTCATAACCGTCCAATCCAAATAAGTTTTTTATTACTTGTTTGATTTTGCTGTATCCCTTTCCTCCTTTTTTAAAGCGACGGAGATACTTTTCATCCCACACCTCCAGCCAGTCGGTCACAATATTCCCGCTGCTGTCGTAATCGGAATAAGAACGGGCAAACAAGGATAGCTCTCCTGTAACATTATCAAAATGAGGATACAAAACATCACCTTTTTCAAAAGAAAGGACTTTCCAATAGAATTTTCCTTTTCTAAGGTATCCTACAAATGCCGTATCTCCGGTTATCTTTACAGACTTAGCGGCCTCGTACCATGCGATTTCCATGTCTTTTACGGCCCATCCCGTTCTAAATTTAAAGAAGGTATCTTTCACTTTCTCATTTTCGGTATCGCCTTCCATTTCAAACTGAATATCATTCCCGCAAAGGTGGACAAGATGCTTGACCGTTATTATTCTTTGAAAAGCAAAAGCGCATCTGATAACATACTCCCTGAACCATTGCTTCGTATCCGGGTCCTGCCTTAACCTGTCAGGATATACCAGCGGGTCATTAATCGCATGTCCAGAAGGCTCAAACTCACGCATGAAGTCCATTTGAGTTATTATCTGATACGTAGGATTATCAGACGGTTCATTGATGAGGGTGTTTCCTGAAATAACCCCGGCAGCGGCTTTATAGCCATTTGGCAATATCCTCCGGAACGGACGACGTACCATAATCTGGCGTGTGTTTATAATCTCCATAATCCTTTTGGTTTTGTGTTATGTTTTTTTATATCAAAAATTTGTCTGTAAATCATCGCTTCTATAAAGTCAGGAGAGTGCCCTACGTATTTTTTCATAGTCTCCTTTTTAATCAAGGCAAACCCTTTGTCTGTTTCCGCGTCCCGAATGGCCTTTCTCTCTTTCATAAGAATATTATAAAGGGTTACTCCGGAATATCCGTTTCCGGAAAATTTGCGCGATAACAAATCGGGATTTATGGATATCTCCTCGTTCTTTATCTTTTTTACAAGAATATCCGCACACTGTGATTTTAAAGAGGAGTACACATACTTGATTGATTTCTCATCCGCTTTTGTCGCGGGTATTGGAGCAGCCATATTATTAAACCTGACCGCATCGGGGAATTTTCCTTTAAAATCCTGACCGGGGCCGTTTAAGTCAAAAACAAAATCCTTTTCCAGCACGCCCCACTCTCTAAGTTTATAGGCAACACACTCTTCCGTCCGCTTGGAATTATCCCTACTCACATACACATCTTCGATATGGTTCCCGATCCACAGCCACAAGACAAGGTTGTCTCCTCCCTCGTATGCAATATCGCATGATACCCTGCGCTTCTCGTCTCCGTATTGGGCGGTATTTTTAAAGAAGCGCTCCATGTGTTCCATCTTGATAATATCATCCCCGGCAGCTTTAAAGTTCCAATTCCCCTCCAAGTCCCTTGCACGAGATTCTTCATCTTGCTGGGCGAGGTTGGCTAAATAATTAGGGTCGGAAGATATAAGAGCAACGTTCTCTTCAAGCTTTCCCTTTATGAATGTGACTGTCTTCACGAATGCCGACTTGTCGTAACCCTTACTGATAAGACCCGGCGTAAGCAACGGATCTATGATATGCCTGCATTGGTTATAAACTTCGTCTACGGAATCTCCCCAGTAAATATCTTCCGGTCGGTCGCCGTCCATGAAGCAATAGCGTATTACCCCGTCTCGCTCCGGAATAGGGTTACCGTTTTCATCAATCCACCAGTCTATGAATTTACGTACCCAGCTATCCGGGTCAGGGTTACATGTGCCATAAAAACGGTTTCTTATACCGTAGGCATTACGGTTGTTGGTGATAAGGTATTTGAACTTCAGGTAATCAGAGTGAGTGATTTCGTCTATACCGATAAAGGCAAACTCTTTTCCCTGAAAACGCTTTACGAAGTCTTCGTAAGAATCCGCATAATAGGAAAACTTTAAAAAACCTCCGTTATAGAAGTTCCAAGTCATGTCCGAGATAGAGCGGTTATACTTTCCGTATTGAGAAAAAAGCTCATAAGACTTGTTTACTATATTACTCAAGTCCTCTTTTTCGTTTCTCAGGATTACAGAAGCAAAATTCGGGTTATTTATATCTTTCAAGACCTCCATTAGCAAGGCCCAAGAATTATGAGTGACAATAAAATCCCTTGTTAGAAACAAACTGTCCGGATTGGTCACTGCAATACAGCAACACTCCTTCTTCCCTATCATCTCGTAGCCTATGATTCTTCTCGCATTGATGCTTATCCCGCCATTATAAGGTTTGCATCTTTCTTTTTTCCTTTTTACGCGAAACATCCTTTCGGCATCCGGGATTCTTATATAAAGAGTGTATGCGTCATTACATTGTATAAATTCTCCATTGCTATTTCTATACCCCGCGGCGCCTCTGCCAATTGTCGCCAATCCTCCCAAACTGTTGATAAGGAATTTTACATCTTCCGCAAGCTGTTTGCTTATTGTAGTATAAGACAGGTGCCCTCTTTCATCAATAGTTCCGTCGGTATCCATTAAGCCCTGAACAAGCGCCCATCTTTCCTCCAGCGTCCCATATAAATACATGTCAGGAACGTGTTTATCTGCCGCACGCCCTGTTATATTCAATTTCTGAATCTCTGCGATAAGTTCTTTGTCATTGATGCGCATGCGGTAGCAGCCTTTCTCAAACTCGCAAGAAGAATACCCTACTGATTTCTTGAACTCGCCAATGACTTCTTCGTCAGGATTAAATAAATAACAACAGTTCTTACTGATTACACTATCGGCAATACATCCGTCCCCGATGAGTGAACCAATCAAATACGGACTGAACTTAGGCTTGAAGTATTTCCCTTTGGTGAATCGAACGGGCTTGCACAACGGAACAGATAAATGGCGCGGCTGCTTCTTTCCCTTCTGCTTTTCCATGTGGTCTATAATCATTTGAGTAGTCCACACCCGCCATTCATCCTCTAAGGGGAGGTTATATAAAGCCCTTTTCTTTGAACAATGGTTAGATTGCTTGATATTCCATAAGTGATCTATGCAACAGTCAGCATAAGAACCGTCAACGAATTTAAGTCTTACACACTCTTTAAATCCCTGATAGGAATTGTAAACAACCCTTTGCATTCCTCCGTCAAGACCAGTGATTATGTCGCCCGCTTTAATGTCTTGGATTTTTCTAAATCCGAACGGAGTACACACTAATTCATTGAATATCAGCGCTTTTCCGCCGCCACGGTTTCCTCCAAATATAGTAATATCTGCCGGAGACGCAAGGAACTTTTCTTGACATCCTTTTTGGGCGATTATATTAAGCGGATTTCCATATTCACGCAGCTTTTCTATGTGCGCATAAGTAAATACGCCCTCTCCATTTTTTGTATGTACAATTCCGTCGTATTCCATAAAAAAAATAAGCCGTCGCATGCAATATGATTTTGCATACTCCGGCTTGATTCACAGCTCTATGAGTAATATATAGTGCAAATATACGATATTTCATCTATTTTCTAAATTTTACCCTTAAAAATATATCTATAATGTTGTTTTTATAGAAAATAGGTGATATATTTGCATTATTAAATCATGTGATATGATAAAAATTGATGTCCAACTCGATGAAGAGTTACCTGATAGAAAAGGAAACTTCGCAATATGTCCGGTGTGTAAACAGAAAATAATGGACGTTGAGGAAGTTTGCGGAAGTTCTTCCATTAGGATTATATGCAGGAGGTGCCGTAAATTTATGAGAGTTAGACTGACGAAGGAATAATAGTAATATTAGATATGCAAGCCAAAGAGCTTATTGACGCACAAAGCGTTGATAGGCTCTTTTTTTTATAACACAACTAAATAAAACACGATGGAGAAAGAACAAATCTTATCCGAATTAACGACAAGACTTGGACAAACCAGCCTTTCGTCACAAACATTAATGAAGTACATAGACCTTAACCCGTTAGAGGAAGGAAGTGAACCTGACGATACTTACTTCAACAAGGCTACCGGATTTCTGCAAGGGTTACAGGGACAGTACAACCATGATGTAGCAACACAAGTTGAGGATTTCAAGAAAAACTACAAACCTCAACCAATCCCGGGCGATGCAAAAGACGAACCAAACGAGGGAACGCTTGCCGCCAAATTGAAAAAAATGGAAGAAGAGCTTTTGCAGCTAAAGGGGGAAAAAGAAGCGGAGAAAAGAGCCGCGTCAATCAACGAGTTAAAGGCCGAATCCAAAAGCCAGTTGAAATCTCAAATCGAGAATGGTGGTAAAAACATCTGCAACGATGAGATCCTCGGCATTGCCATTTCCGATGTGGAAATTACAGACGGAATGAAAGTGGAGGACATTGTAAACTGTGCTAAACGCAACTACGAGAAAAGATACAAGGCGATTTTCGGAGACGGAGCATCCCCAAGTATCAATCAGTTTGCGGAAACCGGAGAAGAGCAGGCAAAAAGCCGAAGAGAAGCCTTTAAGGAGTTAATGAAATCAAGAGGCAAGCTCCCGAAAACCAAATAACACATTTTAAAACAGACAAAAAAGATGAGACAATTAGGAACATTCAACACTATCGGTCAATTCCGGTCGGAATTTGGCGGTAATTTTCCTGTATGGTCGAGAGTTCGAGAACTGTATCAAGGAGGCGGTATGATTGATGTTGCCGGAATGGGATTAAACCCTGGCGATATTATACATGCTGGAACAATGGTTAAGTTCAACGGCCCTGGCAAACAGGTAGAGGTGATTACTGCGGAGGGAGTGACAGGTGTAAAAGCGGTAGTAACGCTGACTATCACCAACAAGGCTACCGCCAACGGAGATTTATCCTTTGTATTGGGGAGCAAAAGCTACTCAATCGCAGTAACAAGCGCTTCGGAAACAACCCCCGAACTGGTCGCCACAAAGATTGAAGGCGGCAAGGCCACTTTCACAGAGTGGGATGTGAAAAGAAGTGGCGCAGTGCTGACATTCACGCAAAAGACAGCTGCAATGGTTCCGGCCTACATGTTTATCCCCGGAAGCACCGGAGTAACAGGGACAATGGAACTTACCAAGCAAGGTGCAACTGCAAGCGGAAACTTAAGTGACGTAAACGGCCTTGTATTTGAGGATGTCTGCATCCCCGAAGGTTGCATTTCTGCAACATGTGCCGTAGTAAGAGCAGGCAGAATATACGCGGACCGCGTAGCGGGTGGCGGTATTCCTAAATCAGTAGAAGCACAATTACCTATGATTGAGTTTGTGCGCGAATCCAATGAATAAGAAAGGGGGATAATATGTACACAAGAAACAAAGAATTTTACGATATTGTAGGAAGAGGGCTTGCTGCTATGGGATATACCGGCAACAAACCGTTGGAGGCATGGATTAACGACATGTTTGCGGATAAGTATAACGCGGAACAGACTTTTGCCCAAATGGGTTTCCCGTTAAATCCTAACATTCCTCTGAATCCTACTTACGAACAGATTGAGGCAACAATTCGCCCGTACACGCTGGCTACCTACGTAGATATTGACAGTGACGGTGCTACCAAGTCAACCGACGGCCTTTCATTGCAAATGGGCGGACTGCCTACTTTCAAGCACGAGATTACGTTAAGCCGTAAAATCTTGCGTGAAAAGATGATGCTGATGGATGCTATCGGCAGTTCTACACCGGAAATAGAGGCTACAATCATGGAACTTCTGTTTAATGGAGTAGACAGCTTGCTTGGAGGTAACTATAACACGTTCCTTTATCAGAGAAACCAAGTCGTATCCAAGAAAGGAAACCTGATTATTGATGCGGCTAATAATCCTCTTGGCATCTCTTTGTCAATAGACTTTGGCGTTCCCAAGAAGAACATTAAAGATTCTCGTTGGTACAAGAAGGTTGACGCAACCGGAGTTGTCACACAGGAAGCAGCCGTAGGTACTACAATTGATCCTATCAAGGTAATGCGTGACGTTAACCGAGACAGCCGACAGAAAGACTTTGCACCACAGGGGCACTGGGAAGTAAGCAAGACCACATGGGACGACATCATCAATCTGCCGTATTTCCGTCAGATGTACACAGTCGCCAACCGTCCGGACATTTCCGACAAAGGCATGCAGCTTGCTTTTGCAAATCTCGTTCCTGACGAAGCAATCAAGACGTTTATCGAAACTCGTATCGGTGCCGAAATCAGAGTAATTGATTCTATCTCCGTAGTAGAAAGCTACGACAAGGATACGCAGAAAATCAACTACAAGACCTTGCAGAACTTTGAGGAAGGAGTTATGGCGTATGTCCCGAACGAAGATTTGGGAGACGTACAATGCGGACGTCCTATCTTCATGGAAACTCCGGGTGCACGTACAGCATTGTATGACGGCGGCCGTACTCTGATTCGCCAAGTATTTAACGACGAAACCATGACGCAGACTATCAAATCGGAAGTTACCGGATTGGTTGTTCCTAACAAGGTTCGTTGGTTCTACTACTTGAACATTAAGGGTAAATAACCATGAAAGATTCTCTAAATACAACTACCGGCACAACCATTGAAGAATACCTTCGTGGCTGTGTCGGCTTCGAGGTTACAGACAACGCAATCAATACGATATTGATTGACAGAGGCATCACCTCCGGTTCTGATGTAACTACAATCGAAAAGCGTCTCAAGGACTTATGCCGGGCAGATCTCTATATGTGGTGCGCGAGCACTCCGAGTGTAACGGGGAGTGTAGAGGACGCTAATGGCGTTTGGAAACATAAAGAAGGCGGTACAGAGAGTTCCGCTTATGACAAGCGCAATTTACGGCAAATGGCTAATGACATATATGCTTTGTATGGAGAGAATGTTAAGAAATCGTCTATTAAGATTGTCAACTTGGGTATGAACATGAACAAAAGGTGGCCTCTATGAAAGTAAACAATCCACGTTTTCCGCATACATGCAAGGTGTATCGTGTTTCGGGGGAAACCTCGTTTGAAGACGGATCGGAAACAGTTCTGTATGAGGGAGAATGCAACAAGTATGGAAGCTCCTCTTTGAGAACATTTACGAAAAGCAACGTTATAAAAAGCGATTACGCCATAGATATTCCCGGACTTGTGAAGGGTATTATCGCGGGAGACCTTGTTGACGTTACCGACTACGGCGGAACCTTTGAAGCGTGTGTTGTAACTGATTGCTATCCTACGGAAATGGGAACAACGTTATATTTCAATCTGGCTAAAAATTAAGGTATGGAAGATAATGCCAAAGTCTTGGAGGACGCGAAGAAGAAGATTAATTCTGTTATTGACAGCTATATGTTGGATAGGATAACGGAGATTGCCATTAAGCTTCTGCATGACGGAGTAGTATCAGCACAATATCATAATGTAACCGGAAATACGTTGACTTCATTGGCTGTCGGAATTTATTATAGAGGCGGGCTTTCCCGAATAATAACCGCTGTTGTCACACAAGGATTAAAGAACGCTACCCGCCCTAAATTGAGCAGAGGGGACGGACTTGGAGTGATAATGGTAAGAAGCTATGAAAACGGAAGGCTTATACCTATAAAAAAGTACAACCTGATTGATACCAACGGAGAATACGGATTAACCACATCTGTAAATTTCCTCAAGAATTATAGGTCTCCTCGTGATGTAATAGGGTTGGTAATGTGCACAGGTACTGAATATTCCAACTATTTGGAATCCAAGAAAGGACTGAATGTGCTTTCCGACACATACGATTACGCAGAGAGCATAGCTAAGATGACATTTAAACCGATGTAAGTTATGGGATACGAGCAGGATTTTAAATACAAAGACGCGCTTAAATCATTGTTTAATGCAGCAACTGCGGTTAGTGATAACGTGTTTACCAATGACCGACCCGCTGCCGTTCCTAAGCAAATGGATAATTTCATAGTAGTATCACTACCAGGACAATTGACTTCCTCGACTTACGGATGCGGTTTTGGAAACGTACAAACATACTGCACCGTAGAGGTCTACGTGAGATTAAAGAAAAGCGGCGTTGAAGATTTAAATGTAATGGACGCCCTTGTCGGGAAAGTCCTTTCCTTGTTCCCGATTAGTGACAGTGTCATCACCGTCTCTAACCCAAAGCTGACACTGAAAGGTAATGACGGATTAGGGTTTAGCGCTACATTGATAAGGGCTGACCTTGTGATAAAATAAACATAAAATAAACAATTAAAACTTTTTATTATGGCAATGAAATCAAAACAAGAGTTGAAAGAAGTGTTTAGCGGTCTTTCTTCTATCATGCTGGTAAAGGGTGGTATTACTGACTTTGCAACAGTGGAGCCGGATTTTGACTTGCCCGTTACTGTGGATTCCCTGAACCTGTCCCAAGCAGAACCCACGTTGAACCGTACAAAGGTACATGGTCTTCAAGCGGACTGGGCTGTAACAAGTACGGCAGGCGATATTACTTTCGCTGCTACTGTACCAAGTATAAGCGAGGATTTGGTTAGTTTCTTCCTCGGAGAAGCCAACAAGGTAGCAACTGCTTCCGTAAACGGACAAGAGTATTCCGGAATATCCGTAACTCTGAACAGCAAGAAGATTAATGCAGGCTTTGCGTTGTTGAGCGAAGACGGAGAGAAGTGTATATTGGTTAAGAAAATGGCTATCTACGCACGCCCGTTGTTCGAGAACGCATCCACCACTCCGTTTGCATTTGCGCTTAGTGGAACGATTGAAATTGAAGACGGTGCAGCGTCCACTGCTGCTTCTGACGACAATATCGCGTTCTTAACAAAAAAAGCCTCCTGACCGTAGCTCCTACTTCCCTGTCTTTCGCCAGCAGCGCTGATAATACAGGGAAGACCATTACAGCTACAACAGAAGAAAGCCCAGTATCTGCTTCATCAACAGAAACATGGTGCAAGACTTCCGTAAGCGGCAAAGTGGTAACGGTCAAGGTTGATGCAAATAATGGAGCATCTGTCAGAACTGCCATTGTGAACATTTCTACCGCAAGCAAAGCAGCAGCAGTAGAAGTTACACAGGCTGGTACTGGTATCTAATATTAATGGCGGTGAGCTTTATGCCGCCGCCTTTTCTTTTTACACCTCAAAACATTATGAACGACAAAACGATAACTCAACCTACTTCGGTAGAACAGGAAAGACTTGATGAAGTGCTTGAGAACAGCACAGACTATGTATCTCTTCGCGAAAAGGAGATTGGAATAAAGTGGCTTCACCGGGGAACGATAAGAAAGCTGACGCACACCTTTATATCATGCAAACAAGACGATGAGGTGACAGCCCGATGTGCTTCCCTTATAATCCTGAATAACTGGTGGAAAATAAAACTTTTCCATTGGATACATTGGCGCATGCTGTGGAAGAAATATACAGACCAAGAACTGACAAGTGTCGTTGCTCTTGGTAAAAAAAAAGTGGAATTTCAGAGACTTCAATACTTGAACATTACCATGTTCTTGACAGGAATGAAGGACACAGTGATGACGATGACGAGAAAGGAAGCAGATCGTATCCTTCAAGAACTTCGGCAGGAGCAGCCTTTGCAAACGGAGAAAAACATCCCGAATTAACCCGCCCTCTCGTTCTCTTTTGGGGAATGGTGAATATCCCTAACTGGTACATGGACTGGGTGCTTACCAATGCTCTGTATGAGCTTCTTATATGTGATGCTCCTATTGTAGTGTACAATAATGACGATAAGACAGACAAGGGAATGCACACTTCCAAAGAGATGAAAGAGCTGACAAGAAAATGGGAGGCAAAAAGGAAAGAGCAGGAGGCTAAAGGACAAAGAATATCTCTTAATGATTTTATAGTAAACGGCGTTAACGCTATTAAAAAGGACACAAAATAACAATCGACATGGCAGACCTCGGAAATTTGAATTTTGGGATTCACCTGAAAAATTATACAGAGCAAGAATACGAAGCTATCAAAAAAAAGCTCGTCAACATGCACGCAACCGTCAGCGCGAAAGTAGGATTGAAGGTTGATGTAAAAGAGATTGAGGATAAAGTAGATTCCTTGCTGAAAAACAAGACGTACAAGGTGAAGCTTGAGGTGGATAGTGAGAGTATCAAGAAGCTTACAGAAACCTTTAAAGGGCAAGGTGTGAATACAAGCGAATTAAGAGCCATGAGGGGTGTTTCTCAAATAATGCGTGCCGACGCTTACGCCAACTCTCAAAAGGCCCTTGAGCAGCTTAGAAACGCCCGTTTACAAGCAGCAAAAGCCGCAGATACGCATAATTCCGCTATGAAGCGGGCAAATACAACCATGTCTTCCCAGTCTCGAATAGCCGGAGAGTTAAGAAATCAAATCGCCAACGTGTATTCCATATATACAGTAGAGCGTTTTGTTAGGGGATTATATACCATTGGTGGGGAGTTCCAAAAACAACGCATCGCACTGACCTCTATTATCGGGGATAGCATGAAAGCTGAAACGATATTCAACCGCATCAAGGAGTTAGCGGTGGCTTCCCCGTTCCAGTTTAAGGAATTAGCGTCATACGCAAAACAGCTTTCTGCATATAGTATCCCCTACGAAGAGCTTTACGATACGACTAAGCGGCTTGCTGATATTTCCGCGGGTGTCGGTGTTGATATGGGACGTATCATATTGGCATACGGACAAGTTCGTAGTGCCGCGTTTCTTCGCGGGCAAGAGCTTAGGCAGTTTACAGAAGCGGGTATTCCTTTGGTGGATGAATTGGCGAAACGGTTCACCATTCTCGAAAATAAAGTAGTCAGTGCCGGCGACGTATTCGACAAAATCAGCCAGAAAGAAGTTAGTTTCGGAATGGTAAAAGATGTTCTTTGGGAGCTGACCGATGAAGGTGGAAAATTCTATAATATGCAGGAAGCTCTTGCGGAAAGTCTTGCGGGTAAATGGAGTAACTTACAGGATGCATGGGATGTGATGATGGCTGACATTGCGGAAGGCAATAGTGGCGTGCTTTCAGATAGTTTGGATTTGCTTACAAAGTTAATGGAACATTGGGAAGCTGTTGCAGCTATACTTGGTACGCTTGTAGGGGCTTATGGAACTTACAAGACGACTGTAATAGCCGTGAATGCCATTGAGAAAGCAAGCCTAAAAATAGAGGCTATTCAAACCATTGTAAACAGGGCAAGAGCTATAAAAGGGCTTACAGCAGCAACAAAAGCGCAAACCGTAGCCCAATGGGCTTTAAATGCAGCGATGAAGGCCAATCCTTGGGTAATAGCAATTACCGCCATTGGTGGATTAGTGGGGCTTTATTTAACCTTAAGAGAAAAGAATAAAAGTGCCGCAGAAACAATACGCGAATTCAATGTTGAAGTTCAAGAGCAAAATGAAAAAATAGCGGAAGCAAAAAACAAGGCTAATAGTTATATATCCACAATGTTTGATATATCCAAAGCCGTGGATGCAAGACGAATGGCTTACGAAAGGCTTCAAGAAATATACCCTTCTATTTTTAAAAGCATGTCTTATGAGCAGGCTCTCCTTAAAGGACAAATAGAATTATTAAATATGTCCAATAGAGCAGCAAGGACTACTGCACGAGAAACTGCAAGAATAAATTTGGAGAGGGCATATCAAGGGCTTTTTGAAGCAGAAAGAGGTGTTAAATATGCCGAACTCTTTTCAGTAGCAAGTGACGGACGTATCATGGACACCAAAATGCTGAAAGAAGCAAAAGACCAATTAGGAATTGCCCGCTCCATTGTCAAAGAAGCAAAAGAAGATTTTCTAACCATTCTATCTGCCACTGATGATATAGATAAAAATACTAAATCCGCATGGTTTACTACAGCCAAAGAAATTGCAGGTGACATGAATAGCCTTATTCCAAGAGATGATGAAGCTTATGAGAAATACGCCAAACGCATAAGGGAAGAAAGAGAAGATGCTGATAAGATACTAAAAGGCTTTAAGAAAGGGAATCCTTATTCCGAAGATACTATTCGCAATGCTCAAAAGGTATTCGATGTATCAAAAAAAATCATGGACACTCTTGGCATATTAGAAAAACCAACAAAAAGTACAAAAGACCCTATCGCTGAACAATGGAAAGACCGTTCCGACCTTATAGACAAAGCTATCTCCAGTTATGAGAAATGGAGAAAGATAGAAGGAGACGAAGCGGCTACCCAAAGAGTAAAAGGCATATCCGAGTTTTCATCTGTTTTTGATGAGAAGGGTGTTAATTTAGATTTGAACAACCCAAGCAAAGCTTACAAATACATTCAAGGACAATTAGACCGCAGTAAAGAGAAACAGGAAGATTTATACATTTCTCTTGGTGTCAAGATTGACAAGGCGGGAATTGATAGCGCAAAGAAAGAAGTTGATAATGCCTTAAAGGAGATAGAAAAGTATATTTCCCAAACCGGAGAAAAGTGGGATTTATACAAAAAGCTGTTTAATGCTTCCGGAAACAAATCTCTTTCCATGAACATTGCCTTTGGTGGAGAAGTGTCATTTAAAAGCATGGTTGATGATTTGCGAAGCCAGCTTTCTAAAGCACTTGCTGAAATAGGTAGTAAATTCTCTGTTACAGATGTGCTTGCCATGAAAGAGGATGATGTAAAGAAGCGATTTGGGGAAGGGGCTATTCTGAAGCTATACCAATCAATCAACGAGGAGAGTAAGAAGATGCGTTCAGAAAGCCTTGAAAATCTTTTAGGCATGATAGAGGATTATAAAGATTATGCCCAAAAAATAAAGGATATTGAACGCAATCTTCAAAAGGACTTGGCAGATATTGAAAGCCAAAGAGAACGATTAGGCGAAGAAGTAACCGATAGACTTATAGCGCAAAGGAAAAAGAAGGCGAGCGAAGATGCTGCATCAACCAAATTTGAACAATTCAAAAGTTCGGAAGATTGGGCAAAAACCTTCGATGATCTTGACCGATTGTCTTCCGCAACGCTTGATAGGTTAATTAAAAATTTAGAGGATTTTAAAAACACTACCGGGCAAAGCCTAAAAGTCAACGAGTTCAAAGAGCTTATCAATGTATTAAAGAAGCTGCGCGATGAGAGCGAGAGCAGAAATCCTTTTAAGACGTTATCAAATGGAATAAAGGAGTACGTAGAAGCTACCAAAGAGTTGAAAAAAGCTCAACAAGAACTTGCGTTTATCCAAAACGGGGGCAAGGTGATTACTGGCGTTTCAGACACGAGCCATACTGAAACAAAAAGAACGGATAGTGGTTTATCTTATCGGACTAAGGTTGTTGATAAATTAGTACCTAAACTAAAGACTTTAGCGGATGCCGAAAAAAATGTTACTGATGCACAAGACAAGCAAACTGGCTCATCTGACAAGGTACGCATAGGACTTGGGGAGATCATAGAAATGTCTGATCTACTCATTGGAACATTAGGTAATCTAAGTTCTATGTTCGATACTTTGGGAAATGACAGTATGGCCGACGCGTTAAGTACAATTCAAAGTGTTGGAGGAGGACTATTAAACATTGCCCAAAGCGGAGGAACCCTTTTTGCCGGAATTACCAGTGGAAATCCTATGGCTATAATGCAAGGAGCCGCCGGTATAGTCGGTGGGATAACCGGTATTATCGGAAGCATTGCTCAACTACATGACAAAAGACTTGAAAGAAGTATCCAGCGTAGCAAACAAAGAGTTGAGGAGTTAAAATCCGCCTATGATCAATTAGGAAAATCCATAGACAGATCGCTTGGTGGAGACGAAAGTATAGAGCGTGCCATATTGCTATATGAACAGTTGGAAGAACAAGTTAAACGCGCCGGGAGTTCGCTTACCGAAAGCTATAAAATGCAATTCCGAGTATTAAAGGACGAGGGTTTGGACTATGTGGAAGAATTAAAAAAACGGATAAAATCAATGGAGAGCCTTCCTGCCGGGATGCAGCGTTTTATGGGATTAAACTTTAAAATAGGTGTAGACAAGGAAGCGCTGGAGGCATTGGAAAAGGTTGGTGCGGGAAAGGAACTTGATAACAGCGTCCTTAAACAATATCAGGCCCAATACGTGGGGCTTGTTTCTCAACGCGCAGAGATAGAGGGACAATTAAGAAACGAAGAAGGGAAAAAGAAATCTGATGCAGGAAAGATACAAGACTATAAGAACCAGCTTGCGGAACTGAACGAGCAAATCGCCTATTTCGTGGAAGACCTTACCAAAGATTTGTACGGAATAGATTTTCAGGATTGGGCAAGTCAGATAAGCGATGCGCTAACGGAAGCCTTTGCCAACGGAGAAGATGCAGCGCAGGCTTTTGACAACGTAGTGAACAACATCATGCGAAGTGTTGCCAACAACATATTAAAGAACTTGGTAATACAGCCCATGTTTGAAAAGTTACAGGATAAACTTTTCGGAGAAAAAGGCCTGTTTAAGGAGTTTACGGATATTCAAGACAATGGGATTATTGCAGCGAAAGCCATAAAGGACTTTTTCGACAATGAGGGGAAAGCCATGATAGATGCCTCGCAATCTTTCCTTGAAGCCTTTGATAAAGCTACCGGAGGAGCGCTTACAGCTACCGGGGAATCTTCCACATCCGGAATGTCAAAAACGGGCATCCAAGCCAGTGAGGACACTATGAACAGAACCAACTCCTATCTCAATAGCATCCGACAGGATGTAAGTGTAAAACGTGCTCTTCTTGAAAAATTAGGAAATGAAATTTTCCCAAAGTACAATATTCTCGCAGAACAGCAACTAACGCAATTAAGAGCGATAGCTAACAATACGCTAAGAAGTGCTCAAAACACAGAAGCCAACTTGGCTGTGTTAAAGGAGTTTATGGGATTAGTGGGTATGGTTATAGACAAAGGAAAACGAAAGATTAATATATAAAATTATGAACGACAAGGATTTAAGCAGAACATTACTCAACCAAGCGGTATCGCTGGGATTATGTACGGAATGGACGGAACAATGGGGTTCTCCCGATCAACAAGCGTTAATTGACAAGTATTTGCATGGGATTGATTTCTGTATAGACAAAGGGTACCCTACCAATACTTTCATAAAGGAAAACTTCGATAGGGATATTCTTCACAAAAACAACATTTTTGTTGATGAAGATGTACAAAAGCGAAATATGAGCCACACAGCCGTACTGAACGGAAGCTGTAAAGGTACTCTCCTATTTGACGGTTTCTCTATATGTGATTTGTATGTCCGTCATGATAGCGAAGTGACTATTGACTGTTCTCAGTATTGCAAGATATTCATTAACGTGTATGACCGGGCAAAGGTAAACGTAATTCAAAAAGGAATAGCATCTGTATATGTATATATTCATGGAGAGGACTGTGTAGTAGAAACCGAGGGAGATGTATTGCAAAGAAAAAGCCAGATGTAGTGTCCGGCTTTATTGTTTTATCTAAATAATAGTCAATTTATAAGCTTGCAAGCCACTTCTTGCCTGACTTGGTTTTAAGCCAAAGTGCAAAACCTCCCCCTATTATACTCGTAAATATAAATAATATTGTCAATCCATCCATATAATCACAACCCTTTTATCCACTTTTTACCGGAGGGAGTTTCTGTATAAATCCAAAAGGCAACAGTTATTACTGTTATAAGCCCAAACCCATATAATGCAACCATAATATTTATCTTAAAATGTTATTACCTATTTTTGCAAATAATACCGTAAGTATAATTCCCATAGAAACAAGAACAATTAATAAAATGTTATCATAAAGTTCTTCTTTCACAAGGGTTATTGCCAATCCCAAAGATAATACAGTGAAAGAAACTTGCGCCAAATTAAAAAAGAATCCTGCAAGTTTTTCACGCCTTACCTTATCCTTTTCCTTGCCCTCTTTCTTCGCTTCTTGTTTTTCGCTCCAATTACTCATTATAGCGCTATTTGATATGCAAATATAAGAAAGATAGAACGAATAAGCAAATAAATAACCAATAAATCAGTTTTTTAACAATAGTAATTTTAGAAAGATAGAACGAAAATATGTAAGGCAAGAAAAGCAGAGAAAATTTCGATTGGAAATACCTAATCAAAATTATAAAAACCGCTATCTACCAATACGGCAACCCTTACAGGTGAGAAGTTGTTGTCTTTTTTCATTATGGTTATTTATAAAAAATGCCCAGGGGTCGGCATACCCATTATTTAAGGATAAGCGGCAAGAAGCTGCTTTCGGGTATGCGTAGCCATGAGCGTAATTATGATGCAAATATAGCGACTAAAGTTTATATTGCAATAAATCACTTATTTTTTTATACATGTTTAATAGCATACAACGAAGTGGCACCAATCTAAATGTTTAGTTTTTAATAGATTACTTATTAATACAGAATAACTTTCTCTCACAAACAAATCAAGCGGAGTTTCCTCCGCTTGACCTGATGATGTACTAATATATTAAGCCTTAAAGTTGTGTATTACTCTTTTGTAGCTCTGAACTTCATTTTATCACCTTCGCTATTAGAGTAGTCTATTTCCGCATTCTTACCGTCAAATGACGTAAATGTATAACGTTCGGTAATAGGGTCTATTGTAGTTCCAACAACGGTACTCCCTTCAAGTTTCCATTTTCCAATGTAGTAATCTCCGAATATTACAGTCTTGTAAGACCCATCGCTTCTTAGTTCCATATATATATTCCCTTTGGATATATCAGAACTTGCGCTTCCCTCTTGCACCCAAGTAACATTCCATTTTCCTGTAACTTGCTCAGAGGTAATCTTAACTTCGTCGTCATCATCCGAACATGCACTAAACATTAACATTGGCAACATTGCCAGTAAAAATAAAATCTTTCTCATAAAGCATTTGTTTTTGTTAATTAATGTGCGGCAAAGTTAACAACTTTATATTGATAAATATTATTTTATTTATGATTTATTGTAACAACTATTGTATGTTATAAAACACATCCACCCTTTTATTATCCGCATCGCTTGAGAAAATCACCTATTTTCTATATATTTGCACAAAAATATAGAAAATACATGAAATAATTATGAAAGATGAGATAAGTAAAAGAGAACGAAAGGAATTGCAATTACACAGGAATTGTAACGAGTTTATTGTTCAGCTTGAAATGCTTATAGCAGAAGTTGCGGATTTAGAGCTGTGGAGAGCAGATAACGGATTAGAGCAAGAAGAAGAAATAGACAAAAGACTGGCAGCCATTAAGAAGATGAACGCCAGCCTAAAGGATTTTGTGCAACCCATTAGAGATTGTGACGTTTTTTTATCCCGTCGAGGATTGCTTTCAAATAAACAAGATCAGTCTCTGAAATACCGCCTGCGGTAGCTCCGTTTGTGCGAACGTACGCTTCTGCTGATTTTGCAAATCTGTAAAGTTTTACAATAGAGTTCTTCTTCTCTTTGTAGAATCCGTTATCTGATAAGTTGAGTTTTTCAATTTCGTCTAACACAGATTTGCAAAAAGCAAGAAATTCTGAATAGGTCATATTCTCTGATTGGAATACAAAATCTCCAATAGAGAAACTATCAAATACATCTTTCATATATAGATAAATTTTAATTGTCGCAGCAAAGGTAGCTAATTATTGAAAATATATTTGGCTACCATTGCTATTTCAAAGATTATATCTATCTTTGCAGTGCGACACTTTTATATACATATTTGGATTGGGGATTTTTTATGCCCTATATTGAACTACTGCCCAAAATATAAGCAGAGGTTTCTCCGTACATATTTCGCCCCAAAGCCAATATGGAAGTGTCGCAACTTGGAGAAAGCCTCTGCTTTCTTCTTATATTATTAACTTTTAATTTTCATTGTTTATGCGACACTTGAATGAAAATCAAATCTTCCAATACAATGGAAGTCCTATTACCTTTCAGAAAGGCGATAGTGTAATGGTGAACGCCACCGAAATGGCCAAACCGTTTGGAAAACGCTGTAATGACTTTTTGTCAACAAAACAGACAAATGAGTTAATTAGCTCATTATCAGCCAAAACGGGAATTCCCGCAACGGGTTTAGTTACTGTAAATCAAGGAGGTAACAATCAAGGTACATGGTTACATGAGGATTTGGCATTAATCTTCGCTCAATGGCTTTCTCCTGACTTTTATTTATGGTGCAATGACCGCATCAAAGAGCTTCTCCAATACGGCATGACCGCCACGCAGCCAACTTTGGAGCAGATGATAAACAACCCCGATCTTGTTATCAGCCTTGCCACACAGTTAAAAAATGAGCGTGAGGAAAAGGCGAGATTAGAACAAGAAAAGAAGCAGCTTGAAGAGAAGAACGCCAAACTAAAACCCAAAGCCGACTTTGCCGAAGCCGCTTTCAAAGCAGAGGGCAAAGTAGACATAGGCCAAGCCGCAAAGATTCTCAACCTCGGTTTCGGGAGAAACACCCTTTTTAAAAAGCTAAAGGAAGTGGGCGTATTCTTTAAAGACAGGAACGAACCGAAACAAAAGTACATTGACGCCGGGTATTTTGAAATGACGCTGTTACCGCCTATACACAGAGACAGCCACCCCGACATATTATATCAAAAGGTACTTTGTAAGCCCAAAGGACTTGCTTATATCAATCAGTTGTTCGGTGGGAAACCTTCTGACAGAAAGATTTCGCCTATAAAATAGTATAGCACAACAACACATATTTGCGTAGTATTTAGTAAATTTGCAGAAAACGAGTAGGTTATGGAGCGAATAAGACTTACAAAGGAGGAAAAGCAAGCATTTAGGATCGTTTCGGAATTTGGCGGAGAATGTCCTGTTACATATCCGAAGCATGTATTTGCCGCATCCGTTCGCTCCATTGAAAGAAAAGGGTTAGTAAAGGCTTCTTATTTGGTTGGCGGTCAAGTGTGGAGCGTCAAACTCACCGAAGAGGGAAAGCATTACCTTGCCGTTAATCCAAACTTGCATAATCCTGTTAATTGGAATTTAATACTTTCCGTCATAGGTATTATTATATCTATTATAGCCTTATTCGTAAGCTGCATGAGGAAATACTAATCGCGCTATTTAATAAATTAGCAGTCGGTTCAAATGCCCGATAGCCATAACTATACCCTATTATTAATATCTAAACAAATATTTCATCATGGAAGAAAAAATATACGAATTGCAGAAAGAGAATGTTTTCCTTGCGAGACAATTATTGCGCCTGTCCGAAGATTTACAGATGGCGCACGAAAGAATAGATGAGCTTGAAAAGACGCTGAAAGGGAAACGCATGATAAATCCATACATGAAAATAGTTACTCCGGGCAAATGAAATTTATATGGCCGGATAGTATTGGCTATTAATCATAAGCAGAAACGATAAAAATCATCTATTTTCTATGTTTTTGTATTGATTATTTAGAATATATTCTATATATTTGCATCAACATTGAACAAGCCAAAGAGCTGATTAACGGTATTCCCGTTAGTTGGCTCTTTTTGTTTTTTTTACAACACAAACTCAAGATAACACATGGCAAAGCTTTACAGTATCTATTTTCAAAAGAGTAAGCCGGGAAGTCCTGTTATTGATACAAAGTCCCAATGGGGAGTTGTGTGCAAGGACTTTCCGTTTGCTGTTTACGGAGAAACTAAAGAATTGCCGAAGAGAGACTGGAAAGACGAGGACGGAGAGGATACATTTATCCCTGATAGACTTTACATGCAAGCCTATGAACTTGACGTGGAATTTGCATACAAGGGAGAAATGGATACAGCCAATGAAAAGGTGATTGGCTTTTTGGATTACCTTTCCGGCAAAGACAATTCCGGTGCAGAGCTTAAGGTTTACGACACCTACACCAAGATAGGCAGGCAGGGTGTCTACTACAAATCCGTAGAACCGGATCTTTTCGTTCGCAAGACTGACGAGGGAGATGTGTTGACATTCAGTGTTACATTCCGGGTTACTGACCCTCAAACTCAAATAACACTTTCGATCTAATGGGACGGTTTACGGTATATAGCAAGGACGGACAAACAGTCAGATGTGTACTGGATAAGCTGGAGTACACCGGGGTTTTCATGGCGGAACGCGCGTGCACATCAACTTTTATATCTGATGTCAAAATCAACTTTGACGTATTTGATTACATAGATTATAGAGGAGAACGGTTTGAACTGGAGCTTCTTCCTACGGTAAAGAAAATATCAAAGCATCAATACAGCTATGACCTTAATTTCGTTTCTCTGAAATACGAACTTGAAAGGTGCATGATGCGCAATATTGTTCCCAGTGACAACGGAATAGTCTACCCTACTCCTTTAGTTGTTGAGTTTACCGGAACGGTCAAGTATCTTGCAGAAAGGATACAAGCATGCTTGGACGCCATGTACGGGAAAGATATATGGAGTATAACCCTTGCAGATGGCGTAGACAGCGAGGAAAAGAACATCTCCATGAGTAACCAAAACTGCTGGAGCGCTCTTTCTCTTGTAAACACAGAATACAAGCTGAATTATTTCGTAAAAGGAAGAAGCGTTACCATTGGCGGTGCGGAACCGGTAGTGAATAATGTTTTTGAATACGGCAAAGGTAAGGGGTTATATGAGATTGAACGAATATCTGATGCGGACACAGGGATTGTAACTAAGTTACGAGCCTATGGCGGCACAAGAAACCTTGATTACAGTTATCCGAAAAAGCCTGAATGGACTGACAGTATTCTCCCCGCCAACTACGCCTTATCTCCTCTTCGTCTTATGCTGCCAAGTTTTAAGACTGACGGAGTTACCGACTTTGTGCTGGCATCAAACGAGGCTATCGCCAAATACGGGATTCGCGAAGGCGTGATAACCTATGACGATATTTATCCCTCTATTACGGGGATGAAGAACTCTGCTGGGCAGGCTATTGACGAGATAAAGAGTGTTGACGCAATAACAAGTGAAACGCAACCCACCTTTACGGTACAGCTTTACGACTTGGGATTTGACTTGAACGAAAGCCTTACCACTGACGAAGCGCAGCTTTCCATGAAAAGCGGTGCATTGCAGGGGTACGCCTTCACTATTACTAAAATAGTCAAGGCTTCGGATGGCAGCTACACCCTTACGCTCGGAAGAAACACCCTCGAAGAAGCGGATACAGATAATTTCACCGTTCCTAACAAGGACTGGAACATGAAAGCCGGGGACAAGTTTGTTCTTCTGAACATACTTATGCCACAAGAATATATTCGTGCTGCCGAAAACAGGTTATTGGAAAGGGCTAAAGAGTATCTTGCCAAATACAGCAGCACAAACTACTCTTACAATATAGGCGTTGACGAAATTTTCATGGCAAGAAACGCTAACTTCTATAATGAAATAATGGAAGGTAAGCGTCTTACTGTGAATGACCTTGAAATGGGTATAGACCATGAGAACGTGATAATACAGTCTCTCTCTATAAAAGAGGGAGAAGGGTTAATACCGACATTTGAAGTAACTCTTAATAATGAGCCAAGCGCAAGCTCCCTTGAAAGAATACAAGGACAGATTAGTGAGATTGAAACATATGTAAATAATAAGTTTTCATCACAAAGCGAACTAAGCAAACAATATAGAAAGAAGCTCGACAAAGTCGTTTGGGACAGAAACCTTGAAGAGAGAGTTGATGACAACGGAGAGGAATACTTGTTCTTGACCAAGCCATTGGTTACCGCCTACGGAGTAACCATGTACGCAGGCGCAGACGTTCAAGTCCCTTCAATCTACGAAGGTCTCCCAATAGACGGTGTGACGATCCAGTGGGTTGACGGAAAGCTTGTCGCAACAGGTGGTGCTGGTACTGCCAATGGTATAGTGGTTAACGGTAATACTTACACTCCTAATGAGGACGGAATAATCACTTTGCCTAATTATCCGACTTCGCTTGAATGGGACAAAATATCAGGAAAGCCCAGTTGGATAGGTAGTTCAAAGCCCTCTTACTCATGGGATGAAATTGGCGGTAAACCTGAATGGATAGGCGCCACCAAACCAACCTATGATTTCAGCGAGATACAGAATAAGCCTACCACTATTGCAGGCTATGGCATCACAGACGCATACACCAAAAACGACATATCCGGACTATTAGCCGATTACGTAACCAAATCAGGTGCACAGGACATTACAGGTATCAAGTCATTCATAAACGGCTTAAATATCGGTGATATACTTGTGAAGAAGCATTCTGACGGAGTTGTTGAGTTAGACGGTGATTTGATTTTGACGGGTAGTCTTACCATGTACGCACAAGGCAGTCATACGGCATCCACCATTCTTGATGCGCTTCCGATTGACAATACCACATTGTCCAAAGAGGGTGGTGTATTAAGCGTAATAGGCGGTGTTGGCGGTGGTTCGGTAGACGGGATTATACTTAACGGAACAACCTATTCCCCGAACGAGGAAACAAAGCTTATTACATTGCCTAATTACCCCACCACATTGCCAGCAAGTGACGTGTATTCTTGGGCCAAGCAGCCGAACAAGCCGAGTTATTCGTTTGATGAGTTGTCCTCTCATCCTACTACGCTGGGGGGATATGGGATTACGGATGCTTATACGAAGCACGAGATAAACACAACAGTATACAGCAAGAGTGAGTGTAACGAATTTTTTGTCAACAAGGCAGGGGATACGATGACAGGAAAATTGTTATTTAACGCAAATTCCGGCATTGACCTTGTATCTATTCCAAGAACCAAGTCTGCTATCAGTTTTAACAACACAGGTTCCAATAGAATTGGAATTAACTTCACAGACGGAGACGGTAACCTAAGAATAGCTAAAACCGATATTAATCAAGACTGGGTAAGCGGAGACGTAAATATTCTTTTAGGGTCTAATAATTATAAAGTTTGGCATGCCGGAAACGACGGTTCAGGTTCAGGGCTGGATGCGGATTTGTTGGACGGTAAACATCTTGGTAATGTAGGAGATAGAGTAATGCGTCAAATTGGCTTCCCTAATTACAATGAATTTGGCTCTACTGATACTAACGTCTATTTAAGAAAGGTATTAGGTTGGTGTTATAATAATGTTAATACTGGGGCTGACGATACTCTATTCGTTGGAGTTGGACATCCTAATTCACTTGGTAATATGCAGATACAAGTGTATTGTAATAGTGGAATAAATGAAGAAGGATATCCAAGATACTCAACAGGCATGTACTTTCCCTTAACTGGCAATCCCACGATGTTTGGAACTAATGATTTTAACTATATCCAAAGAAACTTAGCATTTGTGGATGACAATGTAGAATCTGCTAATAGATTATATACACCTCGCACAATATTCAGTAAGCCTTTTGACGGAACAAACAATGTAACAGGAGGAGCTAAGTTTCTTAATATCTGCATTGAGACAGATAACAACGGAAATGATAGCGGAAGAGGTAGTGAGATAAATAATTATAACGATCAACTGCGCTTACAGCATGCTTCATCTAATAACTTAATTTGCTGTATGGGTGGCGGCAACGTCGGCATAGGCAGTATATCGACATCAGGTAACAAGCTTTATGTAAACGGAGATGTTGGAGTAGCTGGAACTATCTACTTCGAAATTCTTTCAGGTGGCAGCGAGCGTAACTTGCTATATCAGCAAATGGCAGATAATGACTTATTCCGTATTAGGTGCGGTGGCCCGTCAAATCAAGGCTGGGTAGAGATTGCAACAGCGGATGACGGCACAGAGCCTATCTATGTAAGGCAATACACAGGTGCGTTTTCGTCGATTGCAAGAACTTTAACTCTGCTGGACGGAAGTGGCAATACTATTTGCCCGGGTAATCTTCTCACCTATGGCGGAATAACCATGTACTCCGACTTAAGAAAGAAGAACGTCCTGAACAGCATCATCGTACCTCTTGACGTAATGGCAAACGCTGACCTTTTCGATTACACTTTCAAGACAGATGAAAAATGCAAGGTCAGAGCAGGAACGAGTGCACAGTATTGGAATCGATTCCTTCCACAGGTGACCGACACAGACAATGAGGGCTTCTTCACAATGAGTTATGATGTGCTTGCAACTACATGCGTACTGTCTATGGCCAAGCATTTCCAAAGATTTTTGATGGAGGATTTCAATAACCACGAAACGAGAATAGAATTTCTTGAAAGAGAGAACAAGGAGCTGAAAGATAGCAATAAAGAAATGATGAACCGTATTATCGAACTGGAAAGGAGGGCAGCATAATGGCAGTGTATAATATATTACCGAGTACAAACCTTAAAACAGAGGATATACGCGATACGCTTAATGCAAACGGAGGGAGTGTTTCCAATGACTGCTTAACGTTCTTTACAGATGCTGCTAATATTAGGATATGGGCGAAGTATAAGCCTATAAATTACGCAAAAAACTTCGACTTGACGGATGCAGAGAGGGCGACTAAGAACTATGGCATCGGAAACATACCATGGCAAACCGAGTTCGGCGCTTGCAAGGCATTCATCGACAGGACAAGTGCGGAGCTTTCAGCATACTACACGTATGATAGGCCAACTGGTGGCGCTTCCTCACCTTACAGGTTAGATGATTTCAGGGGCTATGACGGGACTGCGGACGCACCTATATATCCGTCCAGCAAAACAAACTTAACAATGGGCGGAAACAATACATGGGTAGCGGTATATGTCAATCTGAGGGGAAAGAGTTCACATCCAAATTGGCTGAACATATCCTATCTTGACAATAGAGACCCGTACGGAACATTGATTCTGTCAGCAGACAACTGCTATCTCGGAGTAATCCTTAAAGGGGATAACGGAACATTCTATGCTATCGAACAGGTAAAAGTCCATACCCATACAGAGGGTGGAGACCACGAGACCGCTATTACTATCAATGATAGGAACTGTTATGGAACTTATAAGTTAATGCCGTTTCTCATTGAATCGAGTTCGCTTCCAAATCCTGACGGGAACGGTTATCAAACGGTAAAGTGTCTTCCGCTTACAATGTCTATCTCGACAGTCACCATAGTTAAGCAGGCAGCACAGTTGGTGGTTACCGCCAACTATGCGAGAGCAGACTATGGCAACGGATACAGGCTATATTTAACCAGTATCGTAATCAAGAACAATGGCAATATTAGTACAAGTGTTTCAGGCCTTAGATGTTCCTTTAGTGGAAGCAACATGACTAATGTCTCGAATGTATCAATATGGAATGTCGGCTCAACCAGTATATCAATTGCACCCGGTGAGACAAAAACGATTACCTCATTTACTAACAACAATTTCTACACCACTACCAAGACGAATGTGTATGGCTATTGGTATTTGTATGTTTCATATACAGGAAATGAGATAACCAAATCATTGAATATAAGCAACACACCGCCAGCAAGCGGTTCGTTTTAAGACGTATTATTAACTTAATAATAGACCATGAAACAGTTCAAATCATTATCAGACAAGCGGCTCATCATTGAAGCCGAGGTAAACGGGAAGAAAGGCTTCTTCCTTATCGATACAGGTGCGAGTGTTGGGCTTATTGCCGAGGACAAGGTAAAGAAGTTCGACATCGTGAGAGGACGCAAATACCCCGGCTCTCTTGTTGGCGCTGGCGGTGAAATGGAAGATGTGTATTACTGCAATACGCTTGTGCGGTTTGGCGGGAAAGATATTCCGCAGTTCCTCATTACCGACATATCAGGCGTGAGAAACAGCATAGAGCGTGAGACCGGGATAGAGATACTTGGTATCATCGGCCTTTCCCAAATGAAAATTATTGGGCTTCAAGTAGATGCGAATGACAATATGATAACAATAGAATAGTAACCAATAAAAACAAAAGTTATGAGTACATCAATAACCGCCGCAGAAAAAGTGGCTTATGAAAAAGTAGTGAGAGCAACAATAAGAGTAAATAACTCCGTAGACGCGTCTAAGGTCTATGACATTGAAGCGGATGCAGAGGTTAACAACGGTGTGGTGAACAATATCAATTCAGGCACAGTGAAGAAAGACGGCTCACAGGTGGCTACTTTCAACAGTTACGGCAACGAGAACCTGAGCATCAACCATAACGTGGGAGACAAGCAGGAGCAGTGCAATATCACCGCGGCCGTCAACACCTTTATCGCTGACACGAAAGCCAAGATAGCTACCGCACAGCCTGTTTCATTGTAATTGTACAACCATTAAACTATAATCATCATGGAAGATAAGAAAGAAAAGAAAGAGAAAGAAGAGTTGAGAGATATTGACTTTGCCAAAGCAGAAATCGAAAACATTGACGGCTCAAAGTCTAAGATATTCGTAGACGGTGACGGTGAGATTGGCATATTGGTTAAGCAGTTTGCCAACGTGATATACTCCCAGTCCAAGGAATTGGGCGAGGTGGAAGTAGCCCGCGAAATCTACAAGACAGGCCAGTCAAAGGTGACAAAAGAACAGGCAGTAGCCTTGAAGAAGTATGCGGAGAACTACCCGTACATCCTGCGCACTGCAATAGAGGGTGTATTTGACGTGTTCAAGTAACTAATCAGAAAGGGGTTGTGTCATGAAAAAGGTAAAGGTTGATTTGTTAGTTATTGGCAATCTATTGGTTATCAACAACTTGCGAGGGGGGGGGTAAAATCCTCTAATTGGAATTGCTATGCAGATGAAAGCCTATATGAAGCGGATAGGGTCGTACATGGAGACTACGAGATTGACGGTGACAGTGATATGTCTATTGCTGTTACTGGTGGTATCACCATTATACGGAAGGAGGTATGATATGGCTATTGTACCTAATACCGATGTCGATTTAAGTTCCGAAGTAGGTGCGGTTCTGCGTGATGCAGGAGGCAGTGTTAATATCAATTATGCGCCAAGTTACTTTACCGCGGATGCAAGAATTAATAAGTTTTCAAAGCGCAAACCTGTTCGATATAGGAAAGATTTTGGAATGTCCGATTCCGATTTTAATGATGCTCGATACGGTATTTATGTGGTAAAAGTAGACACTTCTAACATAGGTGGTGACATATCTTGGGGATACAATATACCAAGGGGAGGAGTGGCCGAGCCTTATAGACTGGAGGATTTCAGAGGTTATAACAGCGCTGCTATATCCCCGGTAAGAACTGGATTCCCGGCAGAGCTAAGCATAGATGAACCTGATAGATACAATTATGTGACATTGGATATAGATGATGATTTTGATTTACCTGAAGGAAATATCAGGGCAAAAGACGTACATTCCGATGAACTTAGTTGGTATCCGGGAATAATGGCCTTGAACAGGACGAGAAATCAATCTGCATACAGGACGTCCGCCACAACCTTACAATACTTTTCGTCAGACACATTAAGCGTTCCTCTTCTTCAAAGCTGGAAAGAAGGTGATACAATAGACATGTACACCATACTTTCTCCTAACATGTACACAGGCGGAAATGAATCCGCTCCTCCTCCGTCAGGAGCTGAATATTACTTAGCTCCTGATTCTAATTCCGGATACGGGAGGGCTGCTCTTAAAAGCACCTACAATCCTACGCTTCAGTATGAGCTGGTTGGTTATCCAAAGGTACTATATACAGAAACTGTGAATTACGATGAGCCCGCTTGGCTTGTATATGATGTTAGCGGTTACATAAAGAACAATGGCAATGTAACCCACAATGTAGAGATAACGGCTTATATTGAAAATTATAGCGAGGGAGACAGTGATTATTTTGGCCCGGTTACAACTGGAGCACAGCCGGGAGAGACTAAATCATTCGGAATGTCAGGCAGTTTCTATTCACCAAGAATGGAATACACGCAATTCCTATTTGTCAGTTTGACTATTGTTGTCAATGGCAAGGCGGGTGTGTTGTTTAGCCGCTATCAAAACATGGATACAGGCGAATGGGTAGATAACCCTTAGTAATAATAACCCCCGCTCCACTCTCACGAGCCAAACGGGGATGCAGTAGTAATTAGTTCTGATACTATGAATGATACAAAGATAAGAAGAAATTTAAACATAACGATAAAATGAAAGAAAACATTGTTACCCAAAGCATACCGGGTGGATTCGCGGTGATAGTAAGCAGCTTTATTATGCAGTCATTGGAGCACATGATACCTTGGCTGATAGTATCATTTTCAGTTATTATCTGCGATTTGGCATTTGGAGTTAGGAAGAGTTTATTAATGAATGAGGAAGTACGTTTCTCCGGAGCCATACGCCGTACTATGGGTAAAATGGTAACTTACTTTGCCTTTGTCTGCATGGTTGTGATGATAAACATTGCTTCCGGGGACAAGTGGAACATTGATATATATTCCTGTCTCTTTGTGTGCTTTATAGAATTTTGTTCTATTATAAGCAACATATTAAAGCCTAAAGGGTATGATTTCAATGTATTAAAAGCTTTGGGCATATTCTGCAAAAAGGTTTTTAATGTTGATAAGGAAGATGTTAGTGAGATAATAACGAAGGATAAGGAGGAAAAGAAATGAGTTTAATTGACTTTGCTTTTATTGCACCATTTTCTTTTTATGTCATAATTTATACACTTTCGGCAAAGGGAACCGGATATGTCGATAAATCCATAGAAAAATGAGTTGTATTTTAACATGATTTTTTTTTGCAAATATAGCAATAACCAAAAACGAGGAGGAAAAGAAATGAATATTAAAGACTACTTCGACGTTCAGGAACTTGTATGCAGGCACGTGTACGAGAAGTTCGGTAATAACGCTTGGCAGTTCTTCGATAACCGCCTGTTGGAAACACTGCTTGTTATCAGGGAGAAACTTGGCAAGCCTATCTATGTGAATAATTGGCAGGTAGGCGGTAATCAGACACAGCGAGGGTTAAGATGCAATGTCTGCCAGCTTGTTGCAGAAAAAACAAGGCTTGAGAAAGTGTACGTATCGGCACACATACAAGGTACGGGCATTGATTTCGATGTAAAGGACATGACGGCTCTTGAGGTCCGTAACTGGATTAAGGCAAACCAAATACTTCTTCCGTATCCCATAAGGCTGGAGCAGGATGTTACGTGGGTGCATCTTGATATGCGTAATGACGGAACAAAGGGTAAAGTCGTATATTTCAAAGGATAATTATTAACAATTAAATAAAAGCATTATGGCAGCAACAGATTTATCATTCAGCAAAAACGAGGAAAACAAGTACGTAGCATCTTTCGTATCCGAGGGCCCTGTTACCATACAGGTGAAGAGACAAGAAGCAGGTGCGCTAAATATCTATGCTAACATTGACGGCATGGATGCAATCTACGTAGGCGGCTATGGCCCGTACAACGGTAGTGCTAACTTGATTTTCAATGTAGATGTCCCGGCAGGGGTTAATGTGTCGGTTGAATCGTTTACGGAAGTGTTGGAAGCTAAAAAAAAATAGGGCAATGAATAATATTGAACTAAACAAAGTCGCAATTCAGAGCATCGGCATTGACACCATACGTCTGCCGGGTGTCGGTTCTGCAAGCGCTAAGGGTTCGGGGAGTTTGTTTCACAAGTCCCTTGTTGACGCTTGGTTTATGTCAGGATACAGCAATGATAATCCTCCTGCTTCAATAAGTGGTTACAAGGGGCATGAACTTGTGCTGAAGAACTTTGCGTTTGCTGGAAGTAGTGGGTTTGGGAAGTATGCTACAAATTTTAATTCTTGGAAAGCTGTATATGGTACATATACAGCTACTAAAGTAGTTTGTGGAACAGTTAATACAGATACTATTACTTGGATTATTCGCACTTCAAATGTAAGAATGGATCCTCTTAAAGTTAGATTAACTAATATTGGTAGTGAGCCTATTAGATATTATTATTTCCAAGATGCTACAACAAGAAATTTTGTAGAGTTTCAAGAAGATGGAACATATACTGTTCCAGCCAGTGCTTATAGTGATATTTCTACGGGAGAAGGCTATATAGGATTTTATCAAAAAATATTAGCTGATAAACAGAATCCATTAATAATCGAACTTCTTCCCGACAACGCAGGTTCTCTTGTATTCGATGGTGTAGATGATTATGCTGTATGTGACAATATACCGATACAAACGGATTATACAGTGATATGTAGGAGACAGATTTGGGATAAACAAAATGATAACGAAACAATAGTAGCTTCTAAGAGTTTATCTTATGATACTGGTGCTTTCATTTTTGAACTTTTTAAAAATAGTACAAATGATCAATGCCGTTCGTTTGGTACTTTATCTTCAATATTAGTAGAAAAATCTGATTCGATATCATATCAGACGAGTACATCCTATAATGGAACTAATATAACAAAAGGAACAGGAACAGATACTGATATATTATATTTAGGGAATACCAGGAAGAATGATTATCGTTATCTGTATGGTGCTATCTATTACTTCGCCCTCTACGATAAATCTCTCACTCCTGATGAAATAGAGCAAGAGAAGATAAAGTTAAATGAAATTTGGACTAAAAGATTAAATAGATGAAATATGTAATTGTAACAGTAGAATGGTGCTTGCAAAAGGGAATAGTAGTACCTGAGCATGCGCGTAAAAGTGTGAACGGAAGTAAGGTTATTCTTCATTATGACTTTGTGTATCCTGTGTTGACTGATGAGGATAAACTAACGGTTTACGAACATAACAGTAGAGAACTTGGTAGCATCCTGAATAGCAGGGAGTGGAAAAATGAAGATTCCTCTATTTCGTAACTTATAAACTATTTGCCATGAAAGAACTAAGAAATCTATTGTTTTGGGCGTCTGTTGGATTGCTGGCTATGCTGCTGGTGTTCGTGTTTGCTTCGTGCCGAACGAGGACGGTCTATGTACCTGTTGAAACAAAAGTGCTTGACAGTATAGTCTACCATGATACAACGTTTCAGGAGAAGCTGATACCTTATAAAGACAGCGTGTCTACCCGCGATACTGTGTCATTCCTGCATAACCCGTATGCTTATAGTTATGCGTCTTGGAATAAGGGGATATTGAACCACTCATTAGGGATCTATCCCCAATCTACGGTGACGGTCAAGATACCTTACTTCATTGAAAAGATAAGAAGAATTGAAGTGCCAAAGCCCTATCCTGTGGAAAGGAAACTATCATGGTGGGAACGGTTTAAAATCAATTACGGAGGTGCGAGCATGATGCTAAACATTGCATGTGTCGCATTGGCTGTTCTTTGGCTTGCCATAAGGATAAAGAAGAAATAAGTGTAGAAGTTGGCTTTAGCTGACGCTCTTTCGGGGCTTAGAGTAGAAAGAAAGCCCCTATCTCTTGTCCTCTGTCTGCGAAACGAACACAAGAGACAACAATCACAATCCGAGTTGTTACGAGGCTTTCGAGTTTAATAACGCCGGGTTGTGATTTTTGTTTTTAATAATTACATGTTTTAAAGCAGAATAATATGAAAACAGGAGATTTGTATCAGATTATGATGTCTACGGTATGCAGGCATACAGGGGTTGGAGAATTGGAATTGATAGACAGTAAAAAAGAAGAATGCGTAGACGCGCGCTATCTTTTGGTGTACTTCCTATCGCAGTTTTTAACGGACGAGGAAATATCCCGTCAAACTAAAATACCCCGTCAGTCGGTAAACAGGATACGCAACCATTTCGATGTAAAAATAAACAAGTGGAGCGTAAAAAACTGCCTGCACGAAATTAGCTCCGAACTTGCCCATAACCCGCTCGTTTCTTCTATAATAGCACATTGATTCTGTCGTCCTTTGTCATGCAGCCTACATCGGGCTGCCTTGAAACAATAAATATTTTATGACTATGACAGCAGAAGATTTAATGGCAATGAAAGCCATGTCCGACGGAACCGACATGAGTTCCTACGAACACTTCATGGTGGCTGAAAAAACAGCGAAGAGACCCAGCGGAACATCAATTGCAGCTATCACTATCGGTAGTGCAGCCTTGTTGACTGGTATCGGAGCTTGGATTTTCGGTGGCGTTTATGCCGCACAGGGAAGCAAAGCTAACCAAAGAGACATTGACCGACTGGCTCAACTGGCTATTGCAGAACGCGCAGAACGTGTAAATCAGCAACCTCGCATGATTGACTACGTAAATGTTCAGACAGGCGCTACGGCTAACGCTTTGGCGGGAGCAGGAGCAAGCGCATACGCACAGGCAGAAGCACAGATCGTGGCTGACCGTTTGACTGGTCGCTCACAGATGTGTCCGCAGCCCGTAGCATTGTACAGCGCACCGCAGCCTTGCGGATGTCCTTGCAACGGCTAATTGCATTTCGGTATCGGGGAAGGGCGCACTAAGCCTTTCCCTTTTTACAAAAAACATTGCTACTTATGTTTTGGAGAAAGAAAAAATACAATATGGAAATGCTGAAAATGATAAAGCCTACCAGTAAGGTTGCACTGAAAATGCAAACTCTGATGATAGCCAAAGGAAACGTAGAGGAAGCGGAGAAGCTGTATGATTTTCTCGCTAAGGACATGGAAGAACTGCCTACGTTTGATGTTGTACCTCCCACAACCATGCAACAGGTAAGGGATACTGCCGGAACGATATTCGGCTGGGTGAAAGAAAATCAGAACGACATCATGCAAGGCATAGAGTTCTTGAAAAGCCTGAAAAAAGGAGGTGGAATGCCGCCTTCGGGTGCTGCTCCAGTATCACCGCCTCTGCCTCCGTTGTAATTAAAACAAATGCACTATGAAAGGATTTGAAATAAATTTTAAAGTATATGCCGATACGCAGGAAGAAGCGGATGCAGCCTCAAAGGCATTGCAGAACTTTGTAAACGAACATGCTGCCGAGGGAAGAGCGGTAACAGCACAAAAGCTGACAGAGTGCGTTCTTAAATGGAAAGACAACCTGTTTGTAAAAAATCAAATCATCAAATATTTTAAATAACAAAACAATATGAACGAATACATACAAGCCATTTACGAGATAGCAGTATCAAACAATAAGTTCCTGATAGCTACGGAACAACGGCTGATAAACATTGAAGCAAAACTCGATGTGCTGCTGGGTGTAGGAACGCCTGATTCTGTAAAAGAGATGAAGAGCCGGGTGCCGGCTCCAAAGAAATACCCTCAATCAGCAGAGGAACCCGTTGCTGAATAATATTAATAAAAAAACGATTCATTATGAGCTGTTGTAAAAACAAATCGGGACAAACCTCCGTATTGGAGCTTGTCCCCGTAGCCACAGGGACTACGACACCATCCCCAATAATGTATTACATTGACCTGATTCATTATCTGTGTCGTAACCGGAACATCTGTATCACCGCCCAATATCCTTTGAGCGGGACCATGAGGGCCGTTTTAAAGTCTATTGATTCTTTAGGCGGAAACCTTTATTCGCTGTCTATCCAATTGGTAGGTTCGGTAAGTTATCTGCCATACGTATGCGGATGCAACAATTGTGACGTATGCCCGCAGACGGATACAGTGTTCACTTCAATTACCGTACCGTTCTATTCAACCACAGTACCCACATCGGCAACACTTACCGTTACACCTAATGTGCTGGTAAGTCCTACCAACGTACAAGACTGCTGCACGAAAACAAATGCGGTGGAAATAGAGTTCGGCCTGACTGTCACAAGCCCTGCTCCTGCGCCTGCCGTAGCTGCATTGCTTGGTGAAGATGAAAGCTTAGCAAACGAAACCAAATCATCCAAAAACAAGTAGTGTATGATTGGGGATGCAATGATAATAACCGTTTCCGTATGCCTGTTCATCTATTTGGGACTTTTCGACGCCATATCAGGCATTTTGAAAAGACTTGTTCCGGTAAACCCGGGAAAGATAGGACGCTTATCAGAGAAGCTGAAATGCAGCAAGTGTATCAGCTTTTGGCTCACGCTGGCTTACAGCATTGCATGCGGAGGTCCGGTTATTCGTTGCATCCTTGTTTCTTTTCTGTGCGCTTTGGCCGCACTATGGATTGATTTGCTTTTGGCTTATATAAACAAAAAATACGATCGGTTATGGGAAGATTTGTAATTGTAAAACCAAAGCCCGCAAAGACGGTTAAATGCCCGTCATGCGGAAAGAAATAACAATATGGGCAACAAGAAGATTATGAAGTATTGCATGGACAAATACCTCAACGAGTGTATAGGTAACTGCAAGGATGACGGTGTCAAGGCTCTTTTATTATTACAAAAAGACATTGAAAAGAACAACGAACATCACCTTCGCCAGCAGGACTTGCTGCTTCAAATAATCAGAAAGCAAAGCAAACCCAATTTTTGGCGGGAGGTGGGAGCAAACCTTACCGGGGATGCCATTTTTGAGGTGTTACTAAGAGGTGCAAGCAGGATATTCAGATAAGAAACATACTACTAATTAAAAGAAAGGGAAAAGATTATGACTATTTATGAATTGATAGAAAAGTACGGCAAAGGCAAGGGTGAAGCTGTAATGATAGAGAGTACCCGCATTCTTTCGGATGTGCTGGAGCCGATGAAAGAGAAAGAGCCTAAAAAGTATTGGCTGGCGTTAAGAAAGCTGTACGGTGCCATGAGCGGATGCCATTACAACGAGGAGTTTGCCATGCACGATGTTGCCGATATGGAGTACACCGACAAGGAAGGCAACGAACACAAGGGTGGATATTGGACGGTAGATCAGATAGAGGAAGCCACCAAGAACAAGAATTTCCCGTCGGGATGCACACGCTGGGATAAATACGTAGCCTTTAATGCTTTTTGGGCCGATCTGTGCAAGGTTTTGGACGGAGAGGATATTATCGAAGCGGCGTATGCCTTTTGGTTTGACGATGAAGATTGGATGCCGGGAGATAATAAAATTTGGTCTTACATGTGCCTAAAATATAGCTATGAATGAACAATTAGACATATTGATTAAGCAGTCGGAAGACTTACCGCACTGGATGTTCTGCCGACTGCTTGCTATGATGCAATGGAACGTGCTCTAAAGATAGCCGAGGATGTTATTTGCAATGCTATACCGCTTATTGTTGCGGTAAAACTGGCTATGCTGTTAACCCTGTGTCTCTAATTCTTTCACATCCTCCAGTGCCCTATACAGTATGTATATGGTACTCATATTGTTTTTGAACAAATATGTGCTTCCTTCATCTACGTATTGCGCATAATCAAACGCCAGTTCTACAAGTTCTTTTCTAAGTTCTTCAGGAGCTATAATGTCTCTAAAAAATTCGCCCATTGCGCTGACGTCATATTGCTTTTTAGCAGGTATTGTATTTCTTTCCATGATGAATATTTGTTTTAGGTTTTAAGCGGGCAGACTGATTACGCCTACCCAAAATAATATTAGTTTATCTTATTCTTGCTAATTTCCCGTCTGAGGGATTGCCGCCAAACAGGTGATTGATGTATGCTAATCCCTTTTGAGTACATGTCACAACCATTACAATAAATCCAGGATGATTTTTTCTTGATATAGGCTTTTCTGTCATTTCAAAGTAGCCTGCATCAATGTATTTCTGCTTAGGTTCATTACGATTTGCAAAGAATACGCCAACTTCCCTTAGCTTCTTGAAAAGGGTGTTTCTACCATATCCAAGATTAAGAATTTTGGCGGCTTGGCCTATGTCTACCTTACCTTCCATAGCAAAAGCTTTTTCAGCAAAATCAGCTTTAGGTTTAAGTCTTTCTATCTGTTTCTGCTGTTTTTCATTCTCCAAAGCTAAACGTTCCTTGTCTTCTTCCGCTTGAAGAGCCATTAAAAGAAGTTCCTTACGGGAAAGTTCACGCTTGTTTTCCTCGCATGCTATAAAATATTTTCGGGCTTGTTTGCCTCGTTCATTATTCTCGAGCATTGAAAGCTCTTTTGCCATGCCGATAGATAGTGCATATTCTATTTTGCTAACTTGCTGATTTTCAGACTTGATAAAATTATCATGTCTGATATTCAATAAGTTACCTTGATAGTCAAAATAGAGCGTTTCAAAATCTTTTCCTTCTACAAAGTCGTATTTATTAATACGCCCTTTTATCCAATTAGCAAATTCTTGTTTACTTTCAAGAAAAGAATGTAAGTAACGTGCGTTAACGGCTTTTTTCCCGTTGTTTTCACTGATAGGGAGCAGTTCTCCCAAATTGTTAATTTCTGCCATAGATTTATTGAACTTTATTGGCATTATAGGGCTGGTAGCCTGCCCATATCCGGCTTTTCGGAAGGGCAAAGAAAAAGGCTGCCCTGTCCCATTGTTCAACCTATCCAAAGGCAGATATAGCATTAACTATACCTATGGGGGTGGCAGCCACTATATTGTAGCGTCAAACTCGCAAGCATAAAAAACGCCTGCATATGGCAGGCTTCCGCTTGCCTTTGGATAAAAGTTGAACGCTGCAAATATACACCCTTTTTCTATAACGCCAAACAAAAACTTAATATTTTACTTTAACCGTATGATTTCTACCCCATACCATCGCATTATACAGCGAGGCGGCATATAGTTTAATCTCTTCGTTGCTTTCCAAGAACTCCACCTTTAATGCTTCTTTCATTGCGGTTGTATAAAGGTCTTGGTCTATTTTGTTATCTTCCATTTTCTTTGTTTTTAATTATCTGCATTTCACTTTTGTAAGCCCGTATTTGGCTAATCTTAGATACACCGTCCTGACGCTCACATTCAATATTTCGGCCATTCTGCGGGGAGCTATGCCGTCCTCTTTGTACATTTTTGTAATGTTCTCCTGTGAGAGAGGGTCAACAAATGTTTTCCGGGGTTCGGCTATTCCCATTCGTTTACGCGCCACTGCTGCATACGCTTCGTTTTGCTTATCCCTTGTTACGTAGATAACGGTAGTGTTGCTAAGGCGAAGAGGAACCAAGTTCTTTTCAAGCTGTCTGCGCTCCTCTATCAGGTTTTCTACATCTCCGTTGACTGTCGTGTCTACCTTCTTGTATTGTTCAGGCAGACGGGCGTGTCTGTCTCTTAGTTTCTTTTCGGTTGCTCTCATCGTTTTTTACTTCCATTTTTACCAAGTTCTGTACTTCTTCTTCCCAAACGTCTCCCTCGTTGTCCGAAAAGTCAAGATACACAGTATCATTAGGGCTTGGGTTATTAAAACAAGAGAGCAATCCTACTACCTGCATCGGTATTGAAAGTCGCTCTCCTTGTGGTGACGGGAGTTTTATTCTCACCCAGTCACCGATTCTTAAGTCTGTTATTTTCATTCAAACACTATTTCTTTACCGTAAATCTTTGCTATTTCAAATTCGGCATTACATCCCTTGCTTTCATGCCATCCTCTAAGGAAATACACAGCGTCGCATTCAAGCAAGGCTGCTATGTCTTTCCCCATGTGTTCAGAATAAGGCGCATCATGATCGCATGATACAACCAGCGGAGACACCGGGATAAATCCCTTTTCCTTAATTCTTATTTCTGCAAATCTGCACTCTGCTTCCACGTCTTCGATGTCCCGCCCTGTTATGGGCAGGCTGATATATACTGTCTTTTTCATGATTACTTTTCTTTATCAATTAATATTCCGTTTCTCTTGTCGTAATTCCTCATGCGAGGACATTTACCGTCACATTTCATATTCACATGCACATTGTTTGCTATGCCTGATATGAACGACTTTTTATAGCACTGCCCGCTGTAATGGCTGTAATGTTTGCAGCGTTCCCGGTATTCGTTTCTATTCATAATTATTGCATACAAATTGTTTAAAAGGATAAAAGCGATGATATACACACCTTACAAATAGATCGTAAAACGCTTCCTTTGAATACTTGCAATTAATACAACATTTATTCATAGTGCCTATATTTAATCCTATCTTATCCATAATCATATAAGTTTTAATGCTTCAAAAATCCCGGCTTCGAGTGCTTCTTCGTAGGCGTCCCACTTCCCACCATCATTAGGGCCTTTGGAACCATCGGCTTTCATCCATGTGCCGTTATTGGCTTTTACAATGATATATCCATAACCACAAGCATTACGGTATATTTCAATATGCAAGTTCTTGGTTTCACGAAGCCACTTTTGTGCAACGGATTGAGGTGGAACAGATAAGTATTTATAACAATGATGCAAAGTAGAAACATTTATAAGATATTTTCTTTGCTGGAAGCTTTTCTCTTTCAGCAGCTTCGCCGTCTCTAATGTTATAAGTTCTTCGGTCATAATTAACTTTTATTAAAGTGTTCGATTAGCTCTTCTACGGTAGCCTTGTGACAATAAAGTGATTCTATCTGAGTTCCAACATGCCTTCCTCCGTTACGATCTGTAGATTGAAACCAAGTACCTTTAGGAATATAAACATATATTTCTACATCCATTATAAACCATTGATACTTGTCTGTATCATCCCTGAGTGAAGCGATAGACAAGAAAAGCTCCTCGTTGGCACCACAATCTATTGCGATTTCATCATCTGTAATATTAGATGAAAACGTTGGAAAAAACTCATTACGTTCCGCATCTACATATATTATGTCATGACAAAAATCTGCTCTATAATCATATTTATACCCTAATACAGCCAGTTTCTTCCTAAGTTCCGGTGTGTTTTTACGTATAAACGCTGGTGTTGTAAATCCCATAGTTACTTGTTTTCAAATCGTTTAAACACTTAACAATCCAATTCTCTTCAACTTCTTTCTAAAATTCTTTTCATTCAAGGCTTGGTCGTAATAGCAATCTGGTTCTATAACCGTTTCAGTTTTGGTTACAGGAAGCCCATTAAAACCAATAACAATCTTGGGTATAATATAAGCTCTCTTGATTTCCCCTGTTTTTCGATTAAAAGAGAACAAGATATGTCCCGGATTCTTCTTAATCCTATTGACTAATTTATATTCTGTTTGCTGCTTTTGCAGATATTCTATCTGTTCCTTAGAAAGATTATCTTTTGTTATAATAGGTACTATATCCATTTAGTTATTCCTCCTTATCTATCTTAATATCTGTTACTTTGCCACGATTGACAAACTTGTCACAATTTATTATAGCACATAACGCATCATTACCACGTATTTCGTGGCAAATTGCTATCAATGAGCATCCGTCACAATGGGCATTTCTCATAACTATACCCTCATGTAGCACCCCGTCTATTATTATTCCGTTCTTTACTTCCATGATTAAAACGTCAAGATTATTTTTGTTTTTATTCTTACAGGCAAAGCCGATAACGTAGACTTTTCACTTTCCCTGCGTATATAAATCATATTATTGACTTCTAAACCTATTTCAGCTTCAAGGTGTTCTAAAATATGAGCTATTTCCATTTCAGCTTTCGATTTCTTGTTTTTTACTTCTTCTATATCCATGGTTATTCCCCTTTTAATTTCTTTATTATAGCATCCGCATTTCTTACAACAACATACGCAAAGTCATCAAGTGTAGGATTTTGGTCTGCTCCTTCAACAACCGGAGCGCATAAAAGCCCCTGTGTAATAACTTTCGCCAATTCATAACGTCTCTGCTCCCAATCAATAGTTTCATCATCTTTCAAAATTTCAAGTAACCCATTAGGAATAATCGGGTCAGTAGAACCAACCTTGGCATAGAAACAACATTCAACATCGATTACTTCTCCAGTTTCTTTTATTCTCGCTTTCATTGTTCACCCTCCTTTAAAATATATCCGTTTTCAATCACCCAGCACAGTATCTTATATGCGTTCTCCAAGATATCCACATTGTTTTTATAATCTAAATCGTCAAACGTATAATTTACGTATCTATAACATATACAAGGCGGAAGTATTTGCAGTTGATATTCTTCATCATTGTATGTAATATAACTCGGCAGCTTGTCGAGAATGTCCTGCAAGGTGTAAGCAGGGTATTCATGCTTCATATTCGGTTGAGAAACGAAGAGAGTAGGCCTTTCCTCTAAGGCGAGCACTCCATTGAAAAAAGATTCAACCGTAGGCAAAAACTGCCAGTGCATACTTGCATCACTTGTATTCAAGCCAAGCTCCCTCAGGTGTTTCATCTGATCTATTGATAATACTTGTTTTGATTTCATAATTCCATATCATTGTTCATACCTTATTATTTTCTCTCTACATCCAATATCACTACCACAACATGGGCAATTAACAAACAATACATTGTATCCATCTCTTTGATCGTAAATTTCTTCTTTCACATCTTCTTTCTCAAACTCAAATTCACAGCCACATTGGTAGCAATGACGGAAATAAATCGGCCTCTTTTTGTTAGAGCCTTTAATTATTCTTATCGCCATACAGTCCTCCTTTCTCCTTAGTCCGTTTATCCTTTGCTATTAGTAATTTAAGTGCCAATAACGGGTCTTTGTTCGCAATGATATTAATGTCTTTAACACGTCTGTCAACTCGCGCATAGTGATGAACACAAATAGCATTTGCTTTCATTGCACGTCCAATTCCATATAATGATTCCATACGAGGATTCGAACGGATATTCTTCATTATTTTTCTTGCTTGTCTTAATTTCATAGATCAATCTCCTTTCTCTTTAATCCATTCCAGTACATCCTTGTTGGCTTCGATTATCTCATCGAAATAAGGGATAGACATCCGGGTATTTTCTTCGTAATATCCTGAACGAATACGCTCTTCGACAAGACTTGGAGGAATTTTGTTTAGCAAATCCGCCATTGCGTCTTTAGGAATATATATGTAAAATCCCCTGAGTGAATATATATTTTTTTCTATAAATAAGTTTGCGCCCACCACATTATTGTTTAGCACTCTCTCTAAGCGTGCAAGGAACTTTTTGTCCCTGTACGCTTGATACTTCTGTAATAGTTTTTTAATCATAATGTATTATTGTTAGTTTAATCTTCCACCTCAACAAATTCGCCGTTTACTAATCTATACCAAGTATCAGCCTTGATATTTTTTCCGTCAACTACAACAGCTTTCCAATCAGAAACATCGTACGAGCTTTCTTGCTCCTCTGCTATAACCAAGATAGATCCCATACCTCCTCTGACCTTTACATTTGTTCCTCGCGCCACCGCTAAACCGTTATTTCCAGTTGATGAACTACCTCTTGATGTCGCAGCACCACTATCACCAGCGGTTGCAGCACCTCTATCACCAGCGGTCGCAGCACCTCTATCACCAGCGGTCGCAGCACCATAATCACCAGCGGTCGCAGCACCATTATAACCAGCGGTCGCAGCACCATAATTACCAGCGGTTGCAGCACCATAATTACCAGCGGTTGCAGCACCTCTATCACCAGCGGTTGCAGCACCATAAATACCAGCGGTTGCAGCACCATAAATACCAGCGGTTGCAGCACCATAATTACCAGCGGTTGCAGCACCTCTATCACCAGCGGTCGCAGCACCACTATCACCAGCGGTCGCAGCACCTCTATTACCAGCGGTCGCAGGAAACCCAGGATTTGCATTATTCCTATTAGTGCACCGTTCCTTTACATAGGATACGGTTGCTTTCACAAGCCCTTTTATATCGAGTTTTGTTCCGATATGTATTTTAGAACAAGCGATCTTTGTATCATCCTCATCCGCATCCATATAACCGCTTCCCTCAACTTCGTGAAACTTATTCATACCTATATAAGCAGGCGGATAATATCCAAAGACATCCAATGGATGAAGACAAAAATGAAATCCATTTTCGCAAGCTCCTATTTCTCCTTCCTCCTCGTAGTCCTTGCCTTCTTCGTATTTAAACCCTCGGCATGTCATATCTGGATCAAAACCCTTGTATCCTTTTATTTTGGTAAACTCCTTGGGTAGAGTAACGTTATCAGGAAGATTTGCTCTAAGTATCATGTACGCCATATAGTTTGTATCAAATCCGGCTATTCCTGTACCAATGGCGGTGAGAAGAAATTCCTTTTCTGGATGCTCTTCAGCAAACTCTCGGAAGTTTCCTAAATAGGTTATTAACTCTTCCTCGGTTACTTTCTGCATATCCTTATCCAACGTTGGAATGGCGTAGGAATGGCCTTGTATGCCTTCTGCCTGTCCCATGATTGCACCGAATTTTTCTACTGCCAATCTTGCCGCCCCTCCGGCATGATTACCGTTCATGTTAGAGCCAAAAACGAATATCTGATTTTCTGTAAGTTCCTGAATATTATCAGGAGTTAATTTCTTTTTCATAATATATTATTATTAGTTTAATTTATTCGTACATATTTGCCTGCTATATCACACGTCCTTAGCACTTCTGCATTTTCTTCTCCAAAAGCAATGAGGATACTGCCACATCCGGGCGAATCTCCGCGAGTACCGTCCGGACGAAAGAATTTTATTCTATTTCTTAAAAACTTCATCGCCGTAGCTCTTTCAAAAATTATGTCTTGAAATTTATTGCTATCACATCTATTAAATAGCAAGGCTATACCGTTACCATGCTCCGATAATCTCTCTACAAATTGCCACATCAGAGGCTTTGAGTAGGGAGGATTAAGCCAAACTCTTCCAAACCATTCTTGACGCAACCCGTCATTGTCCTTGTTGTACATTACATCTGCGGTTTTCCATAACGGGTGAACCGGGGCACATGGGTCTAAATCAAATTTCCCCAATGCGTCTATTATTTCTTTTGGCGTGTACCATTCATCGGTACTATTAGCCGATTTTTCAAAAGTTGTATTCATTTCTAATTTGTTTGAAGCTAATTAGGTTACATCATTAATACTGATTTCTCCTTTTAAAACTCGTTCTACCTGCCGGTCAAGTAATTCTTGAAATTCTATTTGGCATATAAGAGAGCAATCCGGTATCATCTCTTCCGGCATTTCTCCACGGTTAGGAGAAAGCTCATCAAGAAATATTTTTCCAGATTGGTCTTTCAGACACGTTGCTCCTACTTCTCGTTCAATTTTAGCCATCCGATCAAACACATTCGGGAAATCCTTCCGTATCTTATTCCAGTAGCCCATTCCACCTTTGACACAACCGATACAATTATTGTTATTGTAACCCATCTTGTACATGGCAGGGATTTCAATGCCAGCTTTCCAAAGCATTCCCATTGCATCTTGCTTGGTTATCTGTCGCTCGATAAGTGGGAACAACGGCTTTGTATCAGGATATTGCTGTTTAAAGCGGACAGCACGGTTTATTTCTTTCGGGTCAAAGTCGAATCCCTAGACTTGACCGTCCCAATTTCCCAACTCTTTTTCCAGCTTGTAACGGACTTGTTTCTTTAATTCGAATGTGCAAGCTGCACCAGTAGGACCATTAATAAATCTTTTCTTAGCCAACACATCCTCTACGTTAAGATACTTATCGCTGCGAATGGTATGAATTGGCCGCCCGTACCATCTCTCGCAATCTGAGATAAATCGGACATTATCTGGATGCCCGGAACCTGTTTCGATATAATAGAGTTGTACATCGTTATACAAGTTCAATGCTATCTTACAAGCTACTGCGGATGTTACACCGCAAGAAAACCATGCTATTATCATTTGATTCCTTTCTAATCAGTTATTAGTTAATTGGCAATTTCATAAAGCACATCCATATCGTTTTACTTTGTCGGACAGTGGTATGCCCAAACAAAGGCTTATAAGGTATAATGGATAAAACTTCATTGACTTTTATTTCACTCTCACTCCATTTGAATACCAATGTCCCGTTGGGCTTTAGGACACGCATACATTCATCAAAACCGCTTTTTATCATTTCTTGCCAATTATCCGGAAGCCTACCATATTTCTTTGCCATCCATGATGTTTTGCCAAGTGTTTTCAAATGTGGCGGGTCAAACACGACCATGTAGAAAGAGCTATCCTCAAATGGCAAGTTGGTAAAATCAGCCACTATATCAGGTCTTATTTCTATTATCCTAATCTTATCTCTGTCCTTGGCCGTAAGTGTTTCCGAACGTTTGTCAACAAATAAGGCAAGAGGATTATATTTGTCAAACCAAAACATTCTACTGCCACAACAGGCATCTAATATAAGTTTTCCATTTTCCATTAAGCTATTTCTTTTGATTTCTTTTGATTTCTTCAATCTCAACTTTCTCAATACTTTGCAAAGTGCTTCAGTATTTTTTCTCGCTTGTGTAACCTCCACCGCATTCCCGATAAATTTCTTTTGGTCAGCTTGTGTGCCTATTAAAACATAATCTTCAGGGAATCCCATAATCTTTTTGAGTTCCGGAATGCGAAGCATCCGCATTTTAATATCCACTATGCCATACAGTGCCATGAACTCCTTTATCTTTCGGGTCATGGGGCTGTCAGTGACGTAGATTTCAATTGCCACCTGTCCGCTCTCTATTGCCACCAAATAGGGCGGCATCTTATCCATCCTTGCTATGAGTGTGAAGCAGGGGCTTTCAACGGAACCACCCGCACTGTTGAACTGCGGGTTCATCAGATAGTGACGCTTGCAACTGACAAGGTTAAACTTGGGATTGGTGGTTACTGTTCCTGCTGGTGCATCCAAAGATGCTGGTGTTCCGTTACCGTACTGCATATCGAGGAAACGGCTCTCTATCAAAGCCAGCCTATCCCTTGTCGTAACCGTTGGTGCAGGAAGTTCTACCGAATGATTATGCCCGTTACCGTAATAGGCCGATACAAATGCGTGGTGGTCTTTGCAGGTGATGGCGCCTGCCGGTTCTTCCACTGACACGTTCTTGCTGTCGGGGTGTCCGCTGAACTGCTTGGATAGGAAACAGACTTGCGCCACTCCGAGCCTGCCTTGCGTGGCTACCACGGGGCAAGGCTCATCTATTTCGGGAGCGTTGTATTTCCCGGTACGGCTCATGGAGTTGTACTTGATAAGGAAAGCATCCTTACCACCTGCCACTAACTTTATCAGTCCGGCATAGATGCGTTCAAGTGTCTTCTCTGATAAAGGTTTCTCCCGAAAGATGGTCGTGCCTTCATCCGAAAAGTCCAACACTTCTTTTACGGGCTTCCACTTCTCCAGCCGTGAGAACATATCATTTCTGCCACCTTTGCAGTGGGTCGGTTCGGGAAACACTATCGGCAATCCTTTCTTGGCAAAGATGCCGAAGAACCGCTTGCGTGTGGTGTATGCACCGTAATCAGCAGCGTTCAAGATTCGGTGCTCGAAGTTGTAGCCGTACTTCTTCACATTGCGTACCCACTTCTGATAAAGTCTGCCTTTATCCATCGAGATAGGCTTGCCATTCTCATCCATATCTCCCCAACTCATAAATTCTTCCACGTTTTCAATCTGAATGTAGTCGGGGTCTATCACGTCAATGTATCTGAAAATATGCTCTGCCAATGTACGGCTGTCTGCATCCCTTGGCTGACCGCCTTTCGCTTTCGAGAAGTTGGTGCACTCCAGCGAGGCGTGGAGCATTATCATGGCTTCGGGATAGAGCTGTCTGATGCGTTCCACGATGGCATTGATGGGGGATATCTCCAGCGTTCGGATGTCCTCGATGAAGTGGAGCGCATCGGGTATATTGGCATCGTGCGAAAGGATGGCGTTCTTGTCGTGGTTCACACAACATACCACCTTAGCGCATTTCTTTCCCATTATTCTGGCTTCTTCCACACCTTCGGACAAGCCTCCGGCACCACAGAACAAGTCAATAACAAATAGTTCGATGCCGGACAGGGTTTCTAAGTTTTTGAGTATTTCTTTGAGTGATTTCATAATCGTGTATTTTTATTTCTGATTTGGATAAATCCCCTTCTTGCCGTTTCCATCAGTAGAGGAATATCTTCATCCTTAATTTCACATGGTGTTTCATAATTGATGCTCATATAGTCTGATATTCCAAATTTTCGGCATATATCGTGATAGAAACGTTTGTTTCTGCCTCTTGCGGTCCAGCATACTGTTAGCTTCATAACTTTTTATCAAACTTGTGCAACCTGTTATACTTGTAATTTCCTATCTCAAATCTATTCTCAAAGAATATGTTGTTTATCTCGCACATCTTCATGTAATCGGCATTGGCATACAAATCTCCTCCGGCTATTCTTGCAAGAAGTATTTCCTTATATTCTTCGCGAGATATGTTTTCGGACGTATCATGCTCGGTACTTACATCATTGAAAGAATGTATTATCTCGTCACGTTCTTTATCGTAGGTAGCAAACCAGTTCATTATTACAGAACCGTCAATGCGTCCGTAAAACTTACCGTATGCCGAATTTTCACGTGCGCGTTTAAAGCAAAGACATACATCTTCAATACGGAAATAGTAGTATTTCTCAAGAATAGAGTTAACGACGGAAGCGACTTGATAATCATTCATATCTTCCCTCGTTCTTCCATAAAACAAAAGTGTTCCTTCGATAAATTTGACAAGGACGGCCTTTATGCAATCCGCATTAACGGATTTCCATTGTGACAGCTGGATTGGAGGAGAATTGATTGCCTGTTTAATGGTTGTTATCTCGCTACTGATGTTCTTGCAGATAGCTATCAGCTGCTTGGAAGATAGAACCGCTATTTCCTTGCTTGTTATTGATATTTCTGTTCCCATTATTCTTTAGTTCAAATAAGCCAGCCCAATTATTTCCCATGCTTTGCATAATGATTTGTTTCGCTAAATTTGCATCCCCATCGGAAAGGTGATATAGCTTCTGATAACAGGCAGACATACTACGCTGCCCTTTATAGCTCTCCTTACGTTCCTTCTTGTAGCAAAACCAATCATAAAGGATTGGCTGGAATGCTGTGTCGGCAAATGACAAATCCCAGTCTTCACGAGAATGCTTGTCCTCTTTGCCTTTTCTGTACGCTTCACAGTATGCGGTAAATGCTGCATCCTGTTCGGGCTTTGTTGTATAGCCCGAGCTAAACTCTCTTGCTAACTCTTGAATACTTTTCATTTCTCTTTATTTTCTTTATTCATTGAAGAGTGGAGCATTGCAATTCCATTCCATACCACTTGCGCAAGATGTCTACACCCTGTATCTTTGTCTATTTCATTCCCTTTCTCATACTCCAAAAGGTGTCTGAGCATTGCGGCTTTATATCTATTATAGGGATTAGGAAGATGTTGCCATCTGTTTTCTCCATACTTTTTCGCGCCAGCGGTATATACCTTCACCACCTCTTCTATCAAGTCCAGCGGAAGCAAGTCCCAGCGCAACTTATCGTCTTTAAAGTCGTTCTTTATTGATTCTTCCATTGTTACACATCCTTTAGATAATCCTCCACTGCATTCATAAACTCATCAAGGGAGCGGCATACTACATATTTGTTTCCGACTGATTCTACGGCTTTCTGCCATTCTTTCTGGCTTTCTTGCTGCCTGCCTTTCGGCTGTTTCATTTCAATACACAAACAGCCGTAAAATCGGTTTGGTTTCAAAAGTATAAGGTCTGACACCCCGGAAAGCGCGCCTTCCATTTTTAGGATTGCTCCGGTAATAGAGTTTCGCGCACCACCATTCGGGACACTGAATAGTATTTTTTTGTATTGTGGATACTTGTAGCGAAACCAATTCACACAAGCTATTTGAATTTTACTTTCTACATTTCTCATACATATTTAATTTTCAATTCAACATTAACAGGTTTGTCTTTCATCGTGGAGAAAGCGTCAAGCAACTTATCCTTGACTACTTCCAAAGGTTTTGTTAGGATGTGGCTCTCTATTACTGTAAGCGGTAACTTTTTTCCGCTGTGTGTAATGAGAGCCATAGAGGTAATTACGTAGGGTTTCATGTTTTATAAAATTTCTTTGCCTGCCTTGCAATCTTTTTATTTAGCTTACTTAGCATCTCATACTGCTTGCTGTCACCTCCTGCATTATGAATGTCACGCTTTCGGTCTATCACAAGTTTCTGAACAATTGCAATTTCGGTTTTGGTTAATGTAAGTCTCATGGTAAATATATTTAGAGGAGAAGCCCCGAATCGAACAGGGCACGCTGTTTTGCTGGAATTATTAAAACTGAATATAAACTAACCTTAAATAATCATGGCAAATCACACTATGTCATTCCAATACGTTCAGCGCTACCATATTCTCCGTTTTCTCGCCAGTTCCCGTATACAGTGCCATTGGCGTAACCCTGATTGGGCTTGACGAGGAAGTGATTCTTAATAAATGAAAATACCTTCACAGGCCCTTGTTCCCGGATAGGCGGTCAAACCACACCGGGATAGTTAATTTGTTAGCTGATTAAATCTTAACCTGAACCTTTCACAGGACTTCTACATCAGTAGAGGGCTTTTGGTTTATTTTATTAAGTCTAAAATCTTTGTTTTGGCAATAGCGTCCAGCTTCATATCTTGAAGTCCCTGCTTCATGTATTCCGCCGCCTTTTTGTTGGCATCATCCATGTCTTTTGCGGAAATGAGAACATAGTACTTGTTGCTTTTTTCATTGCCTTTATCGTCAACGAAAACATCAATCAAAGTAACCTTGTAAAAGAACTCATCATCCTGCTTTTCATTGACAATCTTACGTATCTTGCTACGGCTGATTGCGAAAACGTCACAATTGCCGTTGTATAATTCATTACCTTTTAATTCGACATGACCAAAAAGTTCATCATCAGTAATATATTGCTCGGTGACTTCTTTTTCATCGCCTTTCTCGTTAACCTTGTTTACTTTAAGCTTAAATTCGTACAGCATAATACTTGTATTTTAATAATAATAGTTTCATAATCAAAATGGAATGTCCCTTTCCTCAAAGTCCTTGCAACCTTCAATCTGATTAGGCATAGGCTTTTGAGATATGCTAAGTATCATATCTCTTTTCTCCTTACTGAACGTTCTGACTTTTGGATGATACATTACCTTGTTGTCCATATCGCATATAAATTTGCGGCGAGGCCTTACACCTGGAGTAAACTCATCAGAATCGCATTCACTAATCTTATCGTTATATTCTATATCCTCTACTATGAGATGCTCACATCCTATGCAATAAGCCCTATTAACGGGGTTTCTTTTGCATTTATCCTCATGTAATGTCATAGCCCCTTTGTTGAGTGATATTTTGTTGCAATGTTCGCAATGGTACACTGTCCTTACATCTGTTCTCATTTTATGCTACTTTTAATTTATTGAATTTATTAATAAAATACACCTGCCCCTCTCCTGTGACATAGCATGTAAATTTTGTAAACTGCGGTTGACCTGGATTTGAAATTACCCTTTCTGAAACCCAAAACAACTTCATTTCCGCAGCTCTCTGCGTTGGAGTATAATAGTTTTCATATTTCCTTCTTGAATTGCTCCATCTTTTATGCCGTATCAAATACCCATTATCCACCAACCAATTATATAATCTGATTTCCCCAATAGTATATCCATTTTGAGTTATCAGCTTCGCAAGGTCTTCAATAAGTATGTTTGTGTTACTTACCTTTACGCTTTCTGTAAATACAACAGCCGGGCGCTGTGCTTCATTCTGTTCTTTTAGATACAAATTTTCTGTCTCTATCCTTTGTTTCTCCTCTCGTTCGTTCTTTAGCTGGGTGGCAAGGCTGATAACAAGGTCGGGGTTGTTAATCATTTGTTCCAAAGTTGGCTGTGTAGCGGTCATGCCGTATTTAAGAAGTTCATCCACTCTCATATCCACCCATACCGCTAAATCGGAATTTAGTTTTTGAGCGACACGAATAGCGACAAGGCGATGCGCCCAAGTACCTCCTCCTAAATCGGGTGCTCCTTTCCTAACTATCAGTAAATCAGCAAAACTAAAATTTTTTAGTTTTGAAAGGGATGCGCAATAATCACTGATTTCCTGTGAGTTAACAATTGTGGATAAATTCTTATCAGGATAGGCTTTCGCCATAGCTGTAAGGTTTACCATTACATCATCTCCTTTTT